GGCCAACTGGACGCATTGAATGCGCAACATCTGCCGGCCCTCCCCCTGAGGCCCACCGCCCCTTTGCTCGACCTCGACAACGGCTTGGTACATCGTCAGGCTCCGCCCCTCCCCTGGGGCCTCCCCTCCCCGGCCGACCTCCCAGCCCGCTCCCCCGTCCAAGCCTTGTACCCTTCGCATCGTTGATCAAGCCTTGTACCCTTCGCATCGTTGAGCAGGGATGACACCTGCCCCCAGTTGATTTGCATCGTTGGTTTCGCCGCTCAAGAACTGCGCCCTGGTCCTTGTACCACCTGTCCTCCCTCCGGCCTCCCCTCCCATCGCTCTGTTCGCCTCGCCGCGTTCCTGCTGGGATTCCGGTCAAGACTTCAGTGCCCGTCCCCATACCCTTTCAGGGCAATCGTGACACGAAACTTGATCAGTTTGCTCAGGTCTGACATCCCCTGGCCCATGGGGTAGGATAAGGTATGCGAAGGTAGGATAAGCGCCAGCGCCTTCCCTACTCCAGCGGCCAAGGTAGGATAATGCAGGACGCATATCCTACCCCGTCAGACGACAGGGGCCAAAGTAGGATAAACAGGGACGCATATCCTACCTAGGCTGATACTTCCCTACTGTAGCATACCTTTCCCTACCTTGACAGCCTAGGTAGGGAATACAGCGACGCATATCCTACCCCGTCAGATACAGTCGGTGTTTATCCTACCCCGTCAGATACAGTCGGTGTTTATCCTACCCCGTCAGATACAGTCGGTGTTTATCCTACCGCGTCAGACGGGGTAGGATAAGGTATGCTTAGGTAGGTCAAGGTCAGCCGCGTATCCTACCTTGGGCGTCCAGTCAATGCAGTGGGTAGCCCATCCGGCCCCAGCTCCGCCCATCCGGTTGAAGCGCGTCCCATCTGCTGGTGCCTGGGCGACCGGCCGCGAACCTCGGTTCACCGCCCCTCCCATCTGCTACCTGATGGGCTCAACCCAGTGAGTGTGGCCCGCTGATGGGACGGTGTGGCCTCCCATCACCACAGGTTGGGTAGCTGTGGGTCCTGATGGGTGCCCCATCACCGCTGTGGGTCGGCCACCAGAGCCCATCAAGGCTGCATCGAGGCCATCGCCGCCGACCTCGGCCCATCACGTTGCCATGGCTGTACATCAGGTGCCACCAGGTGCCCATCATGTGGAGCCTGGGCCCATCCCGTCCGGCTTGGGCCGGTGGTGTCGCCCACCTGATCTGGATTGGGCCCATCCCAGGCCTTGTGGGTCGGCTTGGGCCACTGTGGACCTCCCAACACTGCTGTGGGTCGCCCATGATGGCTGTGGGCCGCCCATCAGGTGCCATCAGTGCCCAACACGTGCCATCAGGGTGCCAGGCCTGCCCATCAGGTGCCAGCACGTTGCCATTGGTGTGGATGAGGCTCAGCCAGCCGCCGGTCGGCCGTGGCTGAGGCCTGTGGGTTGTGGGTTGGGTGCGCATCCAGGTGCTGTGGGCCTGGTGGCACCGCTGCAAGGGGTTGGCACCCTGGCATCCCCTGCATTGTGATGGATGATGGGTGTGTCGTCCAGTGCTGGTGGCTGGTGGTGTGACAGGGCCACGTGTGCTGTGAGTGGCAGGGGGACCCACCACACTCCCGACGCACCATCCTTCAATACAGCCCAAGCTGGGGACCTCCCGCCGCCCTTCCGGCACTCCACCATCCTACATCTCCGGCCAAACGCTGGTGCTTGGCGAGGGTACACGCTACATAATCCTGCTTGGACTCTACCATCTCCTGTAGTCTCCCCTCCCCCTAGGTGTACGGATACCCATCCTGATACCTGTAGACCTTCCCTACATCTCCTAGCACTCTGCATCCCCTGAACCATCCTTCCCCCTTCCCCTCCCGTCTATCCCTGAGGTGGTGATGGGGGTGTTTGGTCAGAGGTGGGATTGGGGGTGGTTTAGGTTTATTGGTAGTGTTTGATGTTGGTTAGCCTGGGATTGTACTGGAGATGGTGGGTAGGCGGTCAGTCGTCGTTGGGGGTAGGGTCATCGTCCGGCTTCGGGAACTTGATCGGCCAGGAGTGATCAGGTGGGGCGAGCAGTACTGTTGTGTCCCTAGCCCTGAACAGACGGTCCCAGATCTCCGGCCTTTGTGGCGGTCCTAGCAAGATGAGGTGTTGCTCTCCCACCGCCTCCCTCCGGTATCGGTCCTCAGCCTCTTGACAGGGCTGGCAGCGGGTCATGATGAAGCCGGGTTGGAGTGCCAGCTTCCAAGCGATGTTGGCCCCGAACAGCCCGCATGTATGACCCTGTTGGTAGTAACAGCTGTAGCAGCGCCGTCCCTGGGCTGCGACCTCGATGTCCACCGGTCCCGTCTTGCCGTCCGGTCCCACGCCGTGCTTGGATACCAGTCTGAGCTTCATCGCCCCGACTCCCTCATCGCCCGCCGCGCCTCATCCTCTGCCGCCTGCTTGAACATCGTGATGAGCGTCTTGGCGATACGCTCGCCCTCCATCCTTGAGAAGTCCTTGACGCCCAGGACTGACATCGTCAGCACGGTGTCGTCCACCATCCGGGTCGTCATGATCCCCTCGACTCCGGCCTTGGTCAGAATCGGGATAGACAGCGAGATCATCGTGGCCTTCTTCAACCGCTTGAAGCCCAACTGGAACTGGTGGCCGCCGATGTTGTCGATGACTCCCTCCCTGACGGCTTCCTCATCCAGCTTGTGAGTCTTCATCTCAGCTCCTGTTCCCGAACGTGCTGATCCATCAGGCTGATCAGCTTCAGATCTTCCGCTTCGATGACGCTGGTGGCAAGGCACGTCCAAAGCTCGGTGTCGAGTGCCCGCCGGTACTCACGCGACTGAGAGCCGGGGTTGGTGTCCTGGCAGCTGTAGCACCCTGGGCAAGCTACCAGCGCTTGTTCGATCAGCACCCGCCCATCAGCATCTTTCACCGTCGCTGGGATCAACCTCCGGCCGTTACAAACACGCTTCAGGTCCTCCAGCACCCGGTCCTTGAACCAGAACGTCCTGGACGGCTTGTAGATGGGCTTCCACTTCGGCGGGGGTCCGAAGTCCCGCGTGATCTCCCTGATGGGGAAGTGATCCCGTTCCAGCCCTCCCGTTCCCGGCCTGACGTAGTGTGCGATGATGACCATCGTGTAGTAGCGCCCGGCCTCGCCGCGCGACTCGCCCTTCAGCATCTGGATGGCGTGGACGATGGCGTCCTTGAGCTTGGTCAGGTAGATGCCACGGACCTTGAACACCTCATCGTGTAGGTCGTGGTGCGGGCCTCCGTACATCCTGATGGAGTAGGTGCGCCTGTTCATCACTTGCCTCCGAACCGCTTGGTACAGTACACAGGATGGCTGAACTGATCCCGTGGCGGGAGCCGACACGCCAGCATCCCATCACCAACCATCTTGTCGCAAGCGTCCTGAACCGCCTTGACCATCCCCGCCCGGCCGCGTGGATTGTTCTCCCAACGCTCCCCGAACACGATCACGGCGATGGTCCATGAGCTGTTCATCCCGTTGAGGGACCGCTCGATGACCTTGAGGCACTTGGTCTGGAAGTCGGTCATCGCCCCTTCCTCACGACGATGATGCGCTTGGGCTTCCCGGTCGGCTGCGTCTGCTGCTTGGTCCCCACAGGCTGCCATCGGCCGTCCTTGAAGTCAAGTCGCCCGGTGTACACCCTGTCCATCTGGTTTGGGTACATGATGTGGGTCGGACAGTCGGTGGGTAGCTCCTTGTCAACGCCTCCGCAACGCCGACAGTGCGTCATGCCATCCACCACTTCCAAGTCGTGCTTCACCGACTTCACTATCAGTCCTTGAGCAGCACGGCATAGGCGATCATGAGGATGACCGCCCCGATGACGATAGCGTCCACGATGGTGCTCCCTGTCGTCACTTGCCGCCTCCCTTCACCGCTTCCAAGCCGCAGAACATCCGGCACATCACCAGCCACTCGCTCAGCGGGACATCCTCCAGCGTCACCAGCTGCCCCGGCTTCCCCTCTTGCTTCGGCTGGTACATGGCGATGCGTACCACACCGCTGCCCGGAGGCCAGAGCGGCGGATCATCGCCATCGAGGCTGATCCTGGTGAAGCCCTTGTCCGGCTCCCCTTCGACAGCGTTGAAGATGAACTCTGCCTTCATCGTCGCCTCCCGCCTTCCTTGATCTTGATGTTGGTCACGGGAGCATCTGGCAACCCCTCGATCACCAGCGTCCCGTCCGGCTCCCGCTTGCCGTTGTACATGTCGGATGCGAACCGGAACAGCGTGGTGAAGTCGCCGTTCTGGTCGATGAGGTCGTTGAGCGCGTTGGCGTGAGCCTGGCCAACCATGATGTTGCCCGGCTTGCCCTCAACCATCCACGGGCGAGTCCCTTCCAGCTGGTCCCTGAGCGTGGTGCGCCTGCTGTTGATGATTTGCATCAGGCTGCCAGTATCCACGCCGCCCTCGATGCCGCCCTTGAGGTCACGCTGGAGGTTGTGAAGGTAGCTGAGGCGAGTCTCGACCCTGACCGCCTCATCCGCGTTCCACTTGATGAAGTCGTACAGCCGCTTGCCGGGCTGGATCCTTTCCATCAGACTGTCCAGCCGCTCCTGCTCCGACCGGATCATCACGCCCAGTTCCTTCAGGATTGCCTTGGCCTGCGCCTTCCGGGTCGCCGCTCCCTTCAGGGTCTCAGTCATCTGGGCCTCCATCGCAGAACCCATCCAGGTTCCGTATCAACATGAACTCCTCTGCGAACCTGTAGCCGACCCGTGAGCCACACAGCTCAGCGTATCGCTTCAGCATCGTCAGCGACCTGGGGTGCGGTGGCTCTGGTAGCTCGCTGGGGTAGCACTCCAGCGCGTCCAGCTTGCGCTCGATGACCGACTCGATGTCCACATACCAGTTGGGCGTGAACACTCGGCCGGTCGTGAACGGGATCCAGTCGGTTGAGGACGGAGCCGTGTACACCAGGACTCGCCTCACGCAGCAGTCCGGCTTTGGACGGGTCGCCACCATCGTGCTCTCATACAGGATCTGATGGTCCCTGTTGATGTCACCATGGAAGTGGGTGAACACCGTGTGCGGCTGTAGCCGCTCGATCAGGTCCTCCAACATCCGGTTGATGTCCACCTGGGACAGTGTGTCGAGCCTCTGGTTGGGTAGGTTCAGGAACGCCGGAGGCTCGATGCCCAGCTTCACGCAAGCCCGCCGACAGCAGTTGCGCATCCGCTCGTCAGCCTCCGTGGATGAGCCGTGCCGCACGATGGCATGGCCAGCCACGATGATGGGCTTGACTGCCCACCCGCTGGCTGCGAGCAGTGCCAGCGTCCCACCCAACCCAAGGGTCTCATCATCCGGGTGAGCGCTGATGACCAAGGCGCACTTCACGGCCGGACTCCGCGCTTGCGAGCCTTGACGCGCTCCCAGTCGGCCCGCGTCATGATGATGGCCACACCCCAAATGCTAGGCTTCATCAGGAACCCGGCATCCCGCAGTAGCGCCGTCGCCATCTGGTTGCGCCAACCGGCCCTGCGTTCGCCCTTCCCAGGCTTCCGGTAGATCATCACGCAGTGCTGAAGCGACAGCCCCATGTCCGACACGCTGAACTCATCGCCTGAATCTGCCACCAACAGATCTGCGATGGTGTCCAGGTTCCACTTGGCGACCTCGCCGCCTGGGAACTTGGTGAACTCATCCTTGTTGTGACACCGTGGCGGAACAGTGAAGGCTGGCTTGTGTCCGAACCGCCCTGCCGTCTCACCCGCCACTTCCATCGAGGCTGCGGCCATGTCCATCTTTTCGATGGGCGGTGTCATGTCCGGCTCCGCGTCCAGTTCGTTGTACTGGTGAAGGCGAGTGTGATCTGCCAACGTGTTGAGCTTGGACCACTGCTCCGACATCACACCATCGCCGTCGATGACAGTCTTGTCCGACTCCGGCCGGGGTCTGCTGAAGTGCTTGCGCCACTCTTCCAAGGTTGGCATGGTCAGTCCCTCTCCAACTCCGACTCACCGTCAGCGAGCAAGATAACATCGCCCACGATGTAGTCATCAGGGAAGATGGCCCTGTCCATCAGAGCCGCCTGGGTTGCGACCTCGTTGCGCCGGAGGCCCAGCGCCTTCCCGTCCTCATTGAAGATGAGCCAGGTGGGCTGGATGTTGGCCACAAACACCCGCTCCACGTAACCTCCGACCAGCCCTTGTAGCTCCTTGAGCCGGAACAGCTTGCCGTCGCCCGGCCTGATGGTGGTGATGGTCCCGTCCACTTTGATGATCTTGGCCATCAGATGTCTCTCCGCCCGTAAGGTTTGCCGTCTGGATCCACCAGTTCCGCAACCACGGTCTTGTCGTCCATCCTGCGGTCGGTCCCGCAATCCCACCCCATAAAGTACCATTGGTTGCCACGTCGCTCAGCAAGTTGCCATTTGGTCCAACCTGCTGGTTTGCTGTTGATGAACATCCGCTGCTTCACCCAGAACAACATCAGCGCCTCCCGCTCCCGTCGTGGTCGTTCAGCGCCTCATCACGAGCCTTCAGGAACGTGCTGGGGTCATCCGTGAACTCCACGCCGAACCGCGTCATCACCCGCAGGCTGGCGACCTCGTGGAAGTGACCGTGCAGGTCCTCCAACAACCGGGAGTAGCCGACCAACTGAAGCCACTCGACCGCATCTTTGTTCCAGTCCGGCTCGTGAGGCGGCAGCTTCGCGCTGGTCCAGTTGTGATCCAGGCAGTTGACGGCGATGCTGCCCAGGATGCGCTCCCGCATGTCGTTGGGGAACTCCCGGTCACCGACCGCCAAACTCACCGTCTGGATCACGGCAAGCTCGATGTTGGCCACGACCGTCCTGAAGCTCTCATCTGCCAGGTTCATCGAACGCGCCTCGTGAACGTCCCGCCCGACAGCGTCCCAGTAGCTTGACATCGTACATCCTCCCGCCCGCCGTAGACTAGCGGGTCTTGCTGGTCTGCGCCACCTTCTGCGTGGCGGAACCCTCGCACCTGGACTCCTGTACCATCTTCATGTGCTGGCGCAGGATGGTGGTGAACTGATCGAAGTCGCGCCGGACCTCCGGGTTGGCGCTGAACGGCTTGCGCGGCCGGATGCCCCACATACCCACACTCTCCATCCGCTTCATCCACCGGCACTGATCCTCGGCCCAACAGCCTTGCCAGTCGGCCCGCCGACCGTACTTGCGCTTGAGCCGCGTCATCTCAGCCACGTTGTCCGGTGAGATGGTGTCCCAGATGTCGTGCCATACCATCCCATAGCGGTCCTGCAGCAACAGCGGGAACCCGAAGGCATCGCCGTGGACGATGGTCAGCCGCCGTCCGTGTCGAGCCTTCAGGGTCGGCCCCACCAGCTTGATCACATCCTCACTGGCGTCCACGACCGTGACATGTTCGACACTGGGCTGCTTCAGGATGGCATCCGTCACCATCCCCAACCCCAGGCCGTTGACCAGACAGCACCGGGTCGCACGGAAGATGGCCGTGAGGTGGTCGGCCACTTCATCCGGCGTGTCGCTCATCACCAGCGTGTCGTTGCGCATCAGCCTGATGTAGCTGCCCGGCGGCACATAGCCGCGCCCCTCGTTGGCCACGGCCCTCAGCCTGCTGAACTGGCTGTCCAGCTCACTGATGACGATGTGCTCGATGCGCCAGTCACCGCTCGCTCCGGCCGGGATGGTCACCTTGTACTTGCTCAGGTCCACGGTTGCCTCCCCTACACGTGCGGGTTGTAGGAGTAATGGCGGCCCAAGCTCATCCAGCTGAACCCGCCCAGTTCCTTCCAGCTGCCCTTCTTGTCGCGCCGGAAGTAGTGGACGCCTCCGTTGGAGTTGGGGGTGAAGTCGCACGGCTTGGCGCCCTCATATTCGCCACGCCCTTCCGGCTTCACCATGTAGTTGTCGGACTGGGCGACCAGCGTGACCGCCTCGCCCCGCCCGTTCACGGTCGCGCTGATCAGCGTCCCGGGGTAGCAGTCGCCGTTGAAGCCCCAGCTGAGCCCGTCCACGCCGATGGTCAGTTCGTGGGCGACCTGGACATCGCGCGGTCCCTCGCCGGTCTGCTCCCAGACCTTGGACTGCTCCCACCGGACCACCTTCACCGTTCCCTCATTCAGCTTCTTGTTCGACATCGCGTCACCTCCACCCTAGACAGTAAGCGAAAACCGGGCCGTGCTACCAATCCACCGCGATTCCCAGCTGCTTGGCGATGGACTTGACCTCGCCTCCGGTCACGCAATACGAACGGTTGTCATAGCTGAACTCGTGCGGTCCCGGCCGGTGCGCCCCGTTGACCCACAACCCCTCGGTCACGTTGTGGACCCAGTACTTGCCGAACGCCGTGTCCAGGGTCGCCTCGCCTCCGTCGCGCAGCCGCTCGTTGATCTGAGTCACCAACTCATCCCACTGCGCCCGCCGCTCCGCTACCGCCTTCCGTTCCGCCGTCCGTTCTTGCTTCGTCATCGTCGCCTCCTGGGGTCTAGCCAGTAAGCGAAAACCGGGCCGTTTGGTCAGCTGGGGGAGTAGAAGTTGACGACTGGAAGCTGGACCTCCACGATTACAAGGGCTGCCGCATCGTGGATGGTCTCTGCCAAGCAAGCCCGCGCCTGCTCCGCCTCCTGGATGGTGGTGAAGGGCACCGACAACCCCTGCCACCGCTCGATGTTGGATTCGCACTGCGTCGCCAGAAAATACACCATCATGTATCCCATCACGCCACCTCCGTTGCCGACCACTCGACCTCGACCAGCAGGACCTCGACCTTGTTGAAGTGCCGCATCCGGCCCAACACAGTCTGCTTGGCATCCAGCCCTTCCATGATGGTGAAGAACGGGCCTGCCGCCGCGTCCCAGACCTTGCGCCGCCCGGCTCCCTCGCCGCGCTCCGGCGCAAACCGGCTGACCACCAACCATGCTCTCACGGTCAGGCGCTTCAGCTTCATGGCCATCAGCCGCCCCTCCGCTTCCTGGGCTGCTTGTTGTGCGCCAGATACTGCTTCATGTTGAACCCGGCCGGGTAGATGCGGCGGGTCTTGATCAGGTTGTAGGCAGCGCACTCTTCCAAGCTCAGACCCAAAGCATCGGCCAGAGCGGCCGTGTACCACAGCACGTCACCCAGGACCTCCCGCATCAGGTCGGTGTCGCTCTTGTGGTTGTGGTCGCGGATGGACTTGGTGTGGTCCATCACCTTGACAGCCCGCACCACCAACCCCATCGCCAGCCCGGTCAACCCATCGAGCCAGTCAGCGTATGGCCGACATGTGCTGAGCGCCTCTTTCTGGAAGTCGTTGAGCTTCATGACGCCTCCCCGGCATCGGCCTGCTTGCTACGGCCAAACGCTTGCCACTCGATGGTGATGGTGTTGGACTCCCCCTCGACCCTGCGCCGGTCCAACCACGCCTGCGTGATCGCCAACGCCTCGACCGAAGTGCGAGCCCACATGACTGATCCGTCCGGCCGCACGACCGTCAGGCCGTCCCGGCGGCACTTGACGGTGAACCGGCCGTGGTGGTTGTTCTTCATGGCTCCCACCTGTGCTCTTCCAGCAAAGCCGCCTGGAGGCTCTGCGACTCGCGCACGATGTCGGCGGTGTCCAACCATCCTGCGTTGTCCGTCCACAGTTCCCGGCCTTCCAGCCGGATGTTGGGCTCTCCCTCTTGCGTTTCCTGCGCCAGACCATCCGCGATGGACTGGACCACCGACAGCTGGAAGGTCAGTGCCTCATGAAGCTTGTTCAGCGCCTCCTGCGTCTTGGTTCCCATCATGCCACATCCTTCCCGGCTTCCATCGCCTCCATCGTCGCCCTCGCCCTCTTGTCGAGCCGCTTGCCAATGCGCTCGACCAGACTCGCATAGAGCGAACCCGGGACCAGCTTGTTCAGCTTGGCCTGGATCCTGTCGAAGTCCCGCGCCACGTGGTTGAGCTGGTTGCCGGTCCAACGCTCCAGTCATCGCTCATCGGCCTGCGCCGTCCAGATGAGCTGGCTACAGAGTGCCGCATGAACGCGCGACAGTTTGCGGAGCGTTCCCATCATGTCAACCGCCTTGCTGATCTTGGGGTCCATCTTCCTACTCCACCACGAAAGCGCCCTTGGGGCCGACTCCGATGGCCTTGGGGAAGTGCGACTTGAGCAGCTTCCAGAGCGCCGGTCGCTGGACGCCCGGGACGATGTTGACCTTGCGTTCCTTGTCCCACCAGCGGCCCTGGATAGACCGGAAGGCCATCGCAGCCGTCGCCGTGTAGGGGGTCTTGACGTGGATCCATTCCCGGCCGCTCGCCGGGTCCTTCATGACTTCGATGCGGATCGCTGACATCCGGTCCAACACCCGGTCGGCCAACTTGTCGAGGCCCAGCGCCCTCAGCTGCTCCGCTGCCGCCACCACGTCCAGCCCGGTCTGACGCGCCGCGATGTAGTACACCAGCCGGTTGGCTTCCCGGCGCACATCGTCCGTGATGTTCGGGTTGTCCACGCCGTACTTCACCCGACAGTCTGGGCCGATGCCCAGTTCCACGCTCTTGGCATCCACCAGCGCGTGACCACAGCAAGCGCAGTGTGATGCCAACATCTTCGTCGCGGGCGCATTCTCATAGCTGCTATCGCTCATCATGTCCTCCTATCCTAGCGGGCCTGGTACACGCCGATGTACACCCACTCTCCGGCCGTCGCCGCCGGGTCAACGGAGCCTCGGATGGCCTGCTCACAAGCATCGATGCTCTCCTGCGGGACGGAGTGATGTCGCATCGCCTTGAGTACCTTGCCCACCACCGTGTACACCGGGTCGCCCGGGTCCAGCTTCACAGTGATGCGGTTGAAGCGCGGCTCCATCGTCGTCATCGTCATCGTCGTCGCCTCCATGACCTACCAGTAAGCGAAAATCAGGCCGTTTGTCTCAAACCTGGTTCTCCAGCTCAACTTCATGACGCAGCTTCGGGATCATGCGCTCCTTGAAGGTCGCCCAGACATCCTCGCTGACTGCTTCCCGCTCCGACTCGCCCAGAGCGTTCCAGTGGCCCCAACCCACGCTGGTCCAGAACGCCCGCAGCGCCGTCGCCTTGGTTTCCCGCGTGTCCAGGTCGCTCAGCAGGTCGGCCACCGTCGTGATGGAGCAAGCATCCTCGCCATAGGACTCATCCATCCACTCGATGGTCTCATCGATCAGCGCCTTGGTCGCTCCCAGCTTCTCCAGGGTTGCCATCGTCTCAGCCTTCATCACGCCCTCCCAACCATCCCCAGGTCGGTCGCCCGGCGCACGATCCTGGCGTCGTATTCCGCAGCCATCCGGTCGAAGCGCACGGCCCGCTCCATCGAGGCTTCCTTGATTCCCTGGAACCGGGTCTCAGCGCCGCACTCGCTCGCCCAACGCCGCTCGCCCTGCGCCGCCGACCGGAGTGAACGCGCCTCGTGAGCGTAGCTACGGATGATCCAGTCCTGCTTTGCCGCCGCCCGCATCTCCGTCTTGGTCATCTTCGCCTCCATGGCTAGACAGTAAGCGAAAATCATACCGTTGTATGGATGCTGGAGAACAGCGATGGATATTATTGAACTTTGGTTTCAGCCGGTTGCTTTGTTGGTGGAACACAACTCGCAGAACCGCTCCCAAGCCTCCAACTTCCACTCATGTAGGATGCCCAGGATCGTTCCCCTCCGCTTGTACCGATGACGGCACCGCTCCGGCCCGTTGCTCTCATGCTCTGCCCGGAGCACGGCGTGGACCTCCTGGAACGATGGCAGGCCTGCTCTGAAGTCCCGATAGCGGCACAGTTGCTCACAACCGTCGCAGCGAACGTGACGCCAGTAGTATGATCGCTCCAGCCCGCGCCGGAGCGCCGGATGGGCAGAGCGCCGGAGGCTCATACCAGCTTGACGGTCTTGATGATGCTCCAGGGGATGTGATCGGCTTCATCCAGATCCAGCTTCAGCGCGATGGGCGTGTCCCACTCCATGCCCAACACCTTCATCGTGCGCCAGATGATCTCCGTGAGGATGCCGGACCTGTAGTGGCCGTCGTCGGTCTCCACCTCGATGCGCCGACCGATGAGCGCACTCAGGTCGATGCACCACACCAGCTGATCCTCCACCTTCATCGAGCTGGAACCCTTGATCTCCTTGGACATCACTACCTCCGCGTGGACCGTCTCACGGTCCTTGTCGGCCGCTTGGCAGGCGGCTGGTTCCTGTTCGCGCTCCCGCTGGAACTTGCTTCATCCGCCGGAGCGGCCGGAGCCTCCGGCTTCGGCGGGTAGGCTTCCATCAACGACATCCTGGGACGGGTCCGGCCGGGAGCCGTCCCCAGCTTGGTGACCTTCACTTGGAACGCTGGTTGGCCACGCCGGTCCTGGGCTTCCCCGCTCAGGTCCAGCTTGGCCTCACCGCCGATGGCGATGTGCTGGCGATGGACGGAACGGGCCATCATCAGGCAGCGTTTGAAGGCGATGTACGGTCCCTTCCTGATGCGTGTTGGGTCACGCTGCTTCGCCTTCACCATCGCCTTCACATCGGTGATCGGAACGGGCAGCTTTGGCAGCACGATGTTGTACAGCGCAATGTAGTCCACCGGTTGGGGAGGTGTGTAGGACGGCCGGACCATCTCCAACTGTGGCTCCGGCAGCGGCTCCGGCGGCACGTCCGGCTCCGCGTCCGGGGCCATTGCCTGACCCAACACGTCGTTCATCTCATAGAACCCAGCGTGGCTCCTATCCATGTGGCACCTCCTGACTTGCCGCCTCCCGCAGAGACTGGCCCAGCTCCAGGTGGTGTTTCCAGTGTTGTTCCAGTCGGCTCTTGATGGTCCGGCTGACGCCATCCTTGATGCTGGCACAGTGCTCCCGTACCATCTGGAACCCCTCGCGCACGCCGTTCTCACGGATGAGCACCAACCGTTCCTGCGTCCAGCCTGCCATGATCATGATGGCTTCCGCGAACCCCAACGCCGTTGCTAGAGCATGGTACACGGTCGTGATGCGTGAGATGACTTCCGTGTTCCGGTCAGCAACTCCTACCAACCGCTTGAGATCCAGACGGCTGGTGATGAGTTTGATGAGGTCCCGCTCGATGGCCGCACGATCCTGGTGGAGCCTGGTTGCCTGATCAGCTGTCATCTTGAGTGTCATCGTTCGCTCCATCCTGTTGCGTCACCTTGATGGCGGGCGCGTGTTCGACCTCCGCCCCACTCGTGGTCAGGTTGAGGTAGCGTGCCACACGGTACAGCCGGACGCTCTGCCTGTCGTCGGCCAAGTGAAGCAGTCGGTCGCCGGGTAGCTCCCGCCTCCGTGTTACCACGTTGCCCCAGCCAATGAACTCGACCACCGCCAGCGCCTCCCGCTTCCCAACGACTCGCCCGGGCCAGCTGTACCACCACTTCCCTTCGTACTCAGGATGCTCAGTCATCACGAACATCCCGACATCGATGGCCTGTCCGTCCGCAAAACGGCACGGTGACTCAGGCCTGGGTTTGCGGAGCGGCATCGGTCCTATTCTAGCGGGTCGGTTGTGGTAAGTCCCTGAGTCTCGTTATCGAATCGCGCACATCCTCGCCGTTCAACTCCAATCCTACACATGTCCATCGAGGGTATTGCTGTCTTGCGAACATCTCCAGCTTCGGCCCGTCGAACATCCTATCCAGCCGCTTGTGGAATGCGTGAGTCTTGCGTGAGTGGGGCTTCAATGACCGGCCAACGAAGATGTTGCGCTGGTTGCGGACCTTGAGGAACCGCTTTGGGTTGCCTCTGACACCAACCAACGCCAGTTCGCCGCTGTAACGGAAGATGCGACCCATCCCGAAGTGTAGCAGGCCGTTCTTGGTAGTCTTGACCCAGCCAGCCCATTGGACACACTTGAAGCCCCACGCCTTCATCACTGACAGTGCATCCTCCACGAACGGACCACCAACCCAAAGAAACAGCACAGCATCGTCGGCTGCGACACACGACACGCCGCATGACATGATGTCAGCGAGCGTCAGAGTGCTGTATTGGCTGTCGGCCCCACGCTTGACACTGGACATGGCCAGTTTGTCGTCGTACAGCCACGGAGGGTCGGCGCTGATGACGCGGAACTTCATTTGGCAGTCTTGGCCTTGGTGTTCGCGGCCGGAACCCGCAACCGCAGTTTGGAGTCCCAAAACGCTGCGGCAGCCTTGGCTCCGATGTACTTGTGAAGGTCCCGCTTGTGAACCAACGTCGGCTTCGCAGGGAAGGGAAGCAACCCCAGCTTGGCCCTGGCCACCATTGCTTGAGTCGCCTGTTCCCCCTCCGTCGTCGCCGGGATGAGCACCATCACTTCCTCACCATAGTCCTTGATGACCTGGACGACAGGGTCGCCTTTGTCGGAGTGGTACACCACCGACATCCCCATCGGTAGCTCGCTGGGAAGCGCCTGCGTGAAGGTGAACATCCGCTTCCCATCGATGAGCCTGTTGCCCATCAGCACCACGAAGTCCTTGGGGTGTTTCACCCTCATGCCTTGATTGGTTCCCAGTTCCTTCAGAGGATGGCGCCGCTTCTGTCCCTCGCCATGACCCAGCTCCGATGCGCGCTTCACCAGGTTCCGTCCCATCTCAGCCTCCCGCCAACTCCAAGGCCAGCTTCAAGTCGCTGACCAGATGCCCGTATTCTACGCTGCCGACACCGCCTTTCCGAAGTGCCGCTGAAGGATGATAGGTCGGCAGGATGGGTATCGTGATTCCATCGAGCACACAAGGCAGCGTCTGTCCCCGCATCCGGGTGACTCCATCCTGTCCAGTCAACAACTTGGTTGCCGTGTTACCCATGGATACGATGATCCTCGCCTCCAGCGCCTCGATCATCTTCACTACTCGCGGCCGGCAAGCCTCGACCTCGACCGGCCGGGGTGGTCGGTTGTTGGGTGGCCGGCAACCCAACACGTTCATGATGTACCGCTCGCTGATGGTTCCGGCCTCGCCCTCCGCCTCCCTCAGCATGTTCCCGGCCGCTCCCCCAAACGGCCTGCCGATCAGGTCCTCAGTCCGGCCGGGAGCCTCGCCCATTAGGACGATGCGAGGATGGTCACGACCTCGCCCGAACACAAAGCTGTTACGCACCTTCCAAAGCTCGCACCGCTGACACCCGTTCCACGCAGCGGCCAACATCTGGAGTCTAGTCATCGCCGTGTCTCCTGGTGAGACCGTCCAGGAACGGGAGGTCATCACGGTCGTCAATCTCAGCAAACGAACGGGTGGACGGCATCGTGAACAGACCTGATCCCTTGACGGACGCGATGGGTTGGGACTCCTGCGACTTGATGGCGTGATGCATCTTCATGTTCTCTTTGCGCAGCTCCAAGAACAGCCGCTCCAGGCCAGCGTACTCACGCCGCCAGAAGCAGTCAAAGCATACGCGTGGCGGCTTCGCCGTCTGTTTGGTACGCTGTACCACGCTCCCCTCCCATCGCTCTCACCCACCCTTCAAGCGTAGCAGCTGTGCCAACCTCCCGGGCTGTGCCCATGAACGGAAGTCCAGGCTCATCATCTCCTTGACCAGCCGGTCCTTGTCCCAGCCCGTCATTGGTGTGAACCGGAGCGGCACGTTGGTACGGATGCGCGCCAGTTCGTACCACATCTTGAGCCGGTCATCGGCCAGTTGGCGCTCCAGCTCATCGTGGAACCGTTGCGGCAGGACCTCCATCGCTGTCCTGGCCACATGCTCAACCGTCAACGCTCCCGTCGCCTCCGCCGCGATCACGGCCTTGGCGGCTGTCTTCATCCCGATGCCTCGCACTCCTGGGATGCCGTCGCCATCGTCGCCAGCTAGCATCTTGGCGTACAGGAAGCCCTGCGGGCTGATGCCGTACTGCTCCATGATGGTGTTGGGCGACTCGATGTCGAACGCCCCGTGCTTGCCCGGCCGGATGATCTGGACGTTCTCATCGGCACACTGAAGCAAGTCCCGGTCGCCGGTGAACACGCCAACTCTCGCCCCGATGCGCTTCCATCGAGCCGCCAGTGTCCCCATCACATCGTCGGCTTCCCATCCCGGTGAGTGAACCTGTGGCACGTTGAGTCCAGCCAGCAAATCACGCAGCCGGTCCTGCTGATCCCGCATGGAACGGATCAACTCCAGCCGGTCCAGCGGGATCTCGCCGTCACCGCCGCGATGCTGCTTGTATCCTTCGAACATCCGCTGGCGTTCCAGCTTCCGGCCGTAGGAGTCCCAGCAGACCACGACATAGCCACCACCCTCGACCACCTGCGACTTGACACGGGTCACGATGATGAGGAACCCATAGATGGCACCGGTGTGGAACGTCTGCCCGTCCTGCTTTGCCGACAGGTCCTGGAAAGCATCTACAGCCCGCCAAAGGACATGTTTCCCGTCGATGAGCAGAACGTCCCGCATCAGTCGGCTCCGGCTCCCCGGGCGGTCAACCACTCCCGGCCCAACAAGTTGACTGGGTGCGCCTTGGTCACTCGGTTGAACACCCTCACAGCATGTTCATCCAGGTCGGACATCAACAGGATGCCGCGCCTTAGCAAGACCTCGACTTGGACCATCATCGCCACTGTGTAGGCTGCGGCCAGGTCCTCTGACACCGGGTAGGCGCTGCGCTTCTTGGTGGTTGTCGCGTTGAAGTGCCTGAAGTCCTGCCCCCACTTCTTGCGCACAGCCGCCTCGACCTCCAGCCCGGCGGCATCGCCGCGACCGGCCGCGAACAGCTTGACGCTGAGCGGGTCGTGAGGACGGACGGAGCGCCCGCGACAAAGCCAACGCGCCAGCCCTCCCAACTCACCATACTGGTACGCAGATGAGCTGACGGCTGTGAAAGCATAGTCCTCAATGCCCACGTGTTGGGCATCGGTGTTCCGCTTCAGGAACACGTTGAGGACGCGCCCCCACCAGACCAGCCGGTCAAAGGTGGTCCGGTCCCGCTCCTTGTACGGAGACTTGTACATCACAGCCTGGAACGGTAGCTCAGCCCTGGCAAGGCAGTTCTTGCGCTCCGTGGAGTACAGCGCATGGCGGATGTCGAACCCTCGGAGGCACACCAACGCGCCGTGGTTGAGGCTGAGGTCCATCCCGATGACGAGTGACCCGGGCAGCGCCCTGCCAAGCTCCTGCGCCCGCCTGCCAGCGATTGATAGCCAGTTGGTACTCTCGCTCATTCCGCCCCTCCCACCACCACGGAGGACACGCCGCCGTCCTTCACCACCGTCCACACGTTGTCGAATGAACCCTTGACATCTGCATCGTGCGACACCACGAGGATGGTGCCCTTGGTCTTGCGCAGCTCATCCAGGAGCCACAGCACCCGGGTCTTGCCGGTTGCGTCCAACCCATCGAACACCTCATCCAGGCAGAGCAGATCCACGTTCGCTCCCTCCCGCTCTGCCACCAGGTCCATCAGGGACAGCTCCACAGCAAGTTCAATCTTGCGCATCTGTCCACCACTGGGAGCCGTCTCACCGTTGTGCTCGACCTCCGCCGTGATGCTGAACTTGTCCCGCGCCTCGCCGGACTTGGTGTGGCTCACCGTGTCGATGCTGATCTTGATGTCGCCGTCGCTCAGGGTCTGTAGGTAGGCGTTGGCCCGGTCGTTCAGTGGATCAGCGATGATGTCCATCATCCACGACTGAACGCCGGTCGCCCCGAACCCATCTGACCAGAACTCGGCCATCAGCTTCTCAGCGTTCAGGACCGACATCTTGGTGCCCAACAGCTTCAGCCCCTTGTCGATGGTCTCCAGTTCCGCCTTAGCCTCACGGATCAGGGCTGTGTAGGGGTTGACCGCATCCTTGGAACGCCTCGCCTCATCCTGCTTCTGCGCAGCCGAACGTCGAAGGGCATCCGCTTCCGCCTTGGCGTCTGTAGCCTTGCGCAATGCTGATTTGGATTCCAACAAGTCACTGCGAGCCTGGGCCGCCTTCTGGTCCAACTTGTCCCGCTCGCCGGACTCAGCGCTCAGTTTCTTGTCGCGCTGCTTCTCCAGTTCCGCGTCCTTGGCCTCGATGTCGGCCAGCTGCCCTCGCAACAACTCCAGCTCATCCTTGAACTCCGTCTTGTGCTTCGCCGCCTCCCCCTTCGACAAGTCGCTGAAGCAGACAGGACAGATTCCGTTTGTCATCTGCTCCAGCCGCTGAGTGAGCGACTTGATCCCGCCCCTCAGCAGTCCCTGCTTCCCAGCGCTGACCTTCAGCGCCCGCTCGCAGTCCTCACGGACGGCCGACAACTCCTTGTCCAACTTGGAGCTGGACTCCATCAGGTTGGTCAGCGTTTCCTCGATGGACTGAACCCGCTTCTCAGCCCTTCCGGGGTCGGCCTTGATGGCGGCTGCCTCCGCCTCCATCTCGGCAGCTTCATCCTGTAGCCGCTTGACCTCAAGCTCGTGGGTGTCCTTCCAGTCAGCGGACAACCCACGTAGCTCCGTCAGCCGGTTGGAGTCCCGTCGCCCCGTCAGCCCGGCCTCCTGCCGCTGTAGGACATCCAGCTCATCTACGATAGCCCGGCCCGCCTTGGCGCAAGCGTCACGCGCCACATCGAACACTCCCAGTCCTAGCACATCACGCAGGATGGCCTTCCGGGTCGCATCTGTCGCCGCCGGGTCTGCGAACCGCTTGGTGTCGTTCTGCCCAAACAACACCGTGTTGCGGAACGTGTCGAAGTCCAGGCCCACGATGCGGAGCGCCTCATCCTGTAGCTCGTTGACGCCTCCCGCCAGAGCCTTCCCGCCGCGCTCGATGATCAGCGTTGCGCTGGAAGATGTCGGCTTCTCACGGGTGACCTTGACCTGCTCCCCGTCCACGCTGAACGTGAGAGTGACTTTGGCCCCCTTGGAACCCTGTCGTACCAGCGCGTTGCCTGTCTCATTGCGATAGATGGTCTTGCCGTACAACGCCCATGTGATGGCCTTGAACAGTGTGGTCTTGCCCGCTCCGTTGCTATCTGCTGCCGCGCTGTCCCGGTTGTCGGCTCGCACTGACACAAGTCCGGCCCGCTTCAGGTCCAGGTCGGCCGACCCGATGGGGCCAAAGTCCTGGATAGTCAGGTGTTCCAGTTCCACATGACAACGCTTGCTGGTGACTGTCCGCGACTCCGCGATGGCCTTGTCCAGCACTTCGGTTCCGTATCGCAGCAACGCTTTGCGGTCTGCTCCCTCCGGCATCGTGAGTGAGTCCAACCAGATGGTCAGGGACTTGCGCAAGTCAGAGCGCCCCTCGGCCATCTCCTTGGAACGCACCTTGGACTCGGTGCGTACGATGCGCTCATCCGCCACAACCCGCCGGAACCCGGTGTTGGACAACTTCGGGATCAGCCGGTCGCTGAACTTGCGGACGGCGTGCTTGGTACCACGGATGGTGACACGCAAGTAGCCCACCGCTTCCGGTAGCCGCTCCGCCAGGTCCTTGATCGAGCCGTCGTCAAACAGGTCCACCTCGATGGTGCGGAACGGGACCGTGACCACGGAAGGCAACGGGATAGCCGACAGCTCCAGTGTGTTGCCATCGAGCATCCAAACGCATTTTGTCCCCTCGTCACGGAAGTCGATGGGGAGTGGCGACCCCACATACCATCCGCGTTTCACACCTTCCAGCTTCTGTTTGGTGTGGACGTGCCCCGACAGCACCAAGTCGAAGTGCTTGACATCGGATGACAACAGCCCGTCCTTGAAGGTGTGGCCGTATTCCGCCGCGCCCTTGAAGGTCGTGTGGAGGCAACCTGCCAACCCCTTCCCATTGGCCCGGTCGGCCTCCAGCGTCTTGCGTAGCTGGGGAACCGGTGCATAGGGGTACAGCCGGATGCGGGAGTCTGGGATGGTGACCGGCTCCGTGGGGACCTTCACGCCCCTGACCGCCTCCAACCACTTGTTGGTGAAGTGGATCAGCCGCGCGTCGTGGCTCTCATGGTTCCCGGGAAGCACCCAGATCTGCGTGAACGACTTGGCCAGCCTCCGCATGGTCTGGCTCGCTGCTGTCAGCGTCACGGCGTCCAACAGCTTCCGGTCGAAGTAGTCACCCAGAATGAGCAACCCTTCTGCGCCGTGCTTCTGTCCCAAAGCAGCGATGTACTTGGCCATCCGGCGGATGTCCAACATCCGGTCGGTGACGCCGGTGTCCCAGTCCAGAACGCTGTACGGGAGTGCGTTACACCAATGCCAGTCAGCCGTGACGATGAACTTCATCAACCAACCTCGAATGGCGCTGGCTCTGGAACGCCGACCAACGTCACCACAGCATGAGTCGCATTGGACACGATGGACGGTGTCAAACGCCAAGTATGCGGCCCCACACAATCCAAACCCCAAGCTTGCGGGGCCTGTTCGCCTTCCTTGGGCGGCAGCGGCAATCCTACGCGCACAGGAAGCGTCAACACTTCCTTCGATGCGAGGCGCAAAATCAACTCGATGCCACGCATCCTCGACCGAACGAACCCGACAAGGTCTCCAGGACGCTCGTCAGTCAACACGCCATCTGACCATTGCGCGAACATCGCGTCTCCCACCACCCCGATACCGCGTGCCATTTCAGCGATCTGTTCATCGCTGATGAACAATGCCCCGTGTTGACCGCAACGTGAACAACACACATCTATCTCTGCTGGCATCTGTTCACGCCTTCCGCACGGCCTTGCGGATGATCTTCATCAGTTCCGGCCGGGCCTTCACGACATCACGGAAAGCATCAGCGCCCTGCCACTTGACCTCCGCCTCGCCCTCCGGTGTGAAGCTGTACCATGCTCCTGCCCGCACGATGACCTGGGTTTCCTCCGCCCGCTTGTGGAGGCACCACAGCTTGTCGATGCCACGCTTGAAGTCGATGCGGATCATGGACTCACGGAACGGCGGGGCAATCTGGTTCTTGATCGCCTTGACGGCGAAGTCGCAACCCACCACTCCCATCTCGCTGTCTGGGATGCCGTCTGGATACAGCTTCCGAAGCTCCGACAGCTTCTTGCCGCCAGACATCACCTTGCCAAACTGTTCGAACGTGAGGATGAGGCAACTGTAGAACTTGACTGGGTTCCCGCCGGAGATGGTGTAGCCAGCATTCATCTTTTCACGGATCTGGCTGATGAGCATGAAGGTCGCCCCGCTCCGCTCCAGGTGGGGCATCAACTTCGGTATGCTGGTGGCCAGAACACGAGGCTGGGGGCCGTAGGTCGGCTGGTCCTCATAGCCAGCATCCATCTGCCCCTTGGTCAACCCGGCCGTGATGGAGTCCAGGACGATGAGCAACGGCACCGCCGGGTCCGTCTTGGTGACTGCTTCCTCGATGGTGTGGAACGCCCGCTCCAGATGAAGTGGGTTGGACGTGATGAGGTGTTCGAGGTCAACACCGTTCTTGACAGCCCAATCCAGGTCCAGCTTGTGCTCTGCGTCGATGTACAGGCCAATGCCGCCGCGCTTCTGGAACGCCGCGACTGTGGCCAGAGCCGCTGTGGTCTTGCCTCCGCCTTCCTTGCCGCTGAAGGTGACCATCCTCGACCGTGGCAGACCTCCCCGCCCGATCACGCCGTCCAGCGTCTCAATCCCGGTCGGGATGGTGACGATGTGCTGACCATCGGTAGCTCGGCGCAGGTTGGAGCCGTCGCTGATCTGCTTGTCCTCGCGCAGAGCCGTCAAGAGGTCATCGGACGAAGTGATGCCCGCGTTAGCAGTCTTAGCAGGCTTTGAGATGGTCTTCATACAGTGGCCCCACAACGTCCGCGCCGTGGTTAGGCAGCATACGCCTGCCTCCATCGATGACGGACTTGAAACTGTCCGTGGACTTCAGCGTCTTGGCCAGTTCCTCCGGCCCATCCACAAACAGAGCATGTTCACCGTGTTTGAGGATGTTGAACGCCGGATCGGAGCAGAGCCACCCCTTGGCGTTGACCAGGATGGCACCTGCGTCCCACGACTCCAGCGTGGTGTACTGTGGCGCTCCGCCGTCGCCCCTCGCCACGGAGGTCATGTCCACTGAGAACCGGGCGGCACGGGCGCAGTCAAACCCGCCGTTGGGAGACTTGAACACGCCCATGTAGTCTTGCCGCCAACTGGGAAACTTCGGGTCCAGGTCGTTGTAGGTGTACACGTTGCTGATCTGGCCCCAGGACTTGATCCGCTTCCCCGGAGGCAACAACAGGTTCGCCGCCGCGATGACCTCCGGGTGCTTGCTCCACTCGATGCGTGTCATACAGACGGCGTGATACACGATGGACCGCACCGTCGTCGGCTCCGCCGGAGTGTACGGCAGCGGTATGTACACTGACTTGAACCCCTGCTGCTGGAGCTGGTGTACCAGCACCGGCTTGACGGCGATGATGCGACAGCCAGAGTCCTTGAACACCTTGTAGTTGCCTTTGTGAAGGTCGGTTGGGTCGTGGACGATCATGGTCGCACCGTTGAGCAACAGTTGTTCCTGGGCTTCCTTGAACTGCCTGTGGTACAGCGTTGCGACGATGCTGGGACCGTCCTTCATCGCTGTGATGGCGTCCTCCAGCGACAGGTTCCGGTAGGACACGCCGTGAGGGTACTGGCGCAGGCGAGGCTCCGACCGCTTGCGGACTGCGTACACGTTGACCTTGTGACCACGATGCTTCAGGACCTTGGTCAACTGGTGCGTGTAGGTCATCGTGCCGCCGACCGGCGGATTGGCGAGCAGATACAGGTTGATGATCATCGGTCGGAGCCTCCCTGCGCGGTGGACTGCTACTTGGCCTTGCCCTTGTCCTTGGCCCGGGCCTTGAGCTTGGCCTCCAGTTCCTTCAGCGCCGCCTCATCATCATCGTCGGCGGCAGCGGCTTCCGGCTCCGCCTCCGTGGCGCTGTCGTCCTGGACCTCGACCGTGACCGGCTCAACCTCCGCGTCCATCTTGACCCGGAAGATGTCGTCATCGTCCTCCACGTTGGTGAACAGGGCCCACTTGCCGGCCTTGCCGCTGAAGGTGCCGACCTTGGTGGAGCCGTCCTCCATCGTGGCTTCGTAGGTTTCGCCCTCCTGGCAGTCGCCCGCCTTCACCTTGTCGCTCGCCGCTTCCGGCTCCGCCTCCGGTTCCGGCGGAGGCGTGGGCTTTGCCACCGGCTTGTTGGCGGGCTTGGCGGGCTTGGACTCCGGCTTGGGGGTCGGCTTCGCGGCCGCAGCCGGTGTGGGCTTCGCGTCCTGGGGACGCTTCGCCGCGCTCGCCGCCCGGCACTGCTTCGTGTTCGGGCACTTGGCGCACTCCTTGGAATCGTCCCAGTCCACTCCGAAGCAGGCAGGCTTGGTGGGCTTGTCTTCCTCGCCCTTGCCCTCCAGTTCCATCCCGCCCCAGTCGGCGGCCATGGTGGTCGCGTCCTTGGTCATCGCCGCGACGATACGCAACAGGTCGCCCTTCCCGCCGTCCGCCAGCGCCTCCCGCAAAGCCGTCTTGGTCGCCTTGTCGAGCACCAGCGGCTTCTTGACGGTGGCCATGTCGGCGGTCACCTTGTAGCGGGTTTTCTGGCCGGTGCCCTCCCGGTTGATCTGGATGAGCACGGCGCTGTTCGGGTCGGTGACGTCGCCCAGCTCACCGATCACGGAGCAGATGCCGTCCCACACGGTGTACGAGCACATGTAGGGGCGCAAGCCCTCGCCCAGTTCCACCCACGGCGAACCCTGCTTCTTGCGGAACCGCATCGGGATGATGTTGAACAGGTAGTTGGTGCGCCGCTTGACCTCGTCGGCCACCTTCTTGTCCAGCCCGTCCATCGCCTCGCAGATGGGACAGTGCCCCAGGTCATCGGTGTCGCGTTCCATCTCCCGCAGACGGTCCAGGAACGGGTCCAGCGTCAGCAGGGCGTTCTCGCCCTTGTCCAAACAGAGCGCCGAACCCTTGGCCGAACCCTGGGCCTTGGCGTTGAAGTGGAAGGTGCTGGCCACGTAGGGGAACCCCTCCACACCCGGCGGGCACGGGGCCACGTACACGAGGGTGTCGCCCTCATCCGGGGTCCAGAACTCACCCCGCTTCTTGGCCTCGCGGTCCTTGGCAACCGCATCCTTGTTGATCCCGCGAAACTCGTCACTCATCTCCGTCATCCTCCTGCGCAGAGTCCTTCACCCCGCGCTTCATGGCAGCCCTCACCTTGGCATCGTTGTCCTGGCGCTTGCCGCCGTCCTTGCTGAACACTGGGTCCAGGTCAGTTGATGCGTCCAACTCCGCTCGCCGGTCGGCACGGAGGGTCCGCAACATGTCCATCTTCTTGTCGTAGCCTTGCGCCGCCGCATCCGCGATGTCCGCTGCTTTCTGGAAGTCTGCGATGCGTCGCTTGTACAGGCTGAAGTCATCGGTGTCGGTGACCAAGTTGTCGCGCTTCCCCTCCGACAACTTGGGGTCCTTTGCTAGCAAGCTGTTCGCTTCCCTTGCGCGCCAACGCCTGTAGTCCCGGTCGGCCAAGGATACCTTCCGCCGCGCCCGCGCCGCAACGATGAGCCACCACGCGAACTTGGCAGCCGCTTGCTTGAGGTCTGGATCGTCACGGCCGGTGATGATGAGATCGGCCGGGTTGAACGTGTACACGTCCGTCCCAAGCTTGATCTCCTGTACGTTGTCGAGCTGGGACGGCATCAGTTGCCCCCGCGCTTGGTACCCTTGGCCGCCCCCTTCGGCTTGTCGTCCACCAACTCGTGCCGGGCCTGAGCGGAGGCATGGAAGGCCAGACGCTCATACGCCGGGACCTGGGCCGTGCCGGTCGCCAGGACGCTGCTGGTGATGGTGCGGGGCTTGGACCGCTTGACCTTGAAGGTCCCGAACCCCTTGATGATGACCGACTCGCCCGCGAAGCATCTGGCCAAGATGGCGTTGAAGATCTCAGCCGCCTCCTCATCCTTCAGCCCCGCCTGCCTCGCAACCTCGTGGATTCCTGCCATCTTCATACTCCCTTCTGTTTGCGCGTGACTCCCGTGTCACGCTATCCTAGCGCGTGCCTCCAGAACCTTCAGCCGCTCTGCGTCCCTTGACTCCAGTGTGAATGCATCCCCGTTGTTCGTCGCCCGAACCTCGATGATGTCTCCCACGTTGAACTTCCCCTTGAACGATGGCCAGGATGACCCAAAGCAGATGAGGTCGATGTAGCCCTTGTATCCCAGCAACCCCATGAAACACATCTCGCTCATCCGCTTGTCGAGCCGGATGTTCATGTGGGTTACAATGCCCACCGCCTTGAATCCGCTCTTGGCGTTGCTCGCCGTCTGTTCGATGTCATCCTTGGAGTGCTGCTTGACAGGGTGCCGCCCCTTCAACAACGCCCGTTCAAACACGTCCAACGGCTCCCCCGCATCGAGCCTCCGGCGAAGCAAATCCAAGTCTACCATGAAGTGGATCCTGATGGAGTGCCACTTGGCGTCGATGGTAGCGTGGAAAGCAACGGGAGTCCCGATGCCCCTGTCGATGATCGGTCTATGCTCATCGAACGTGTCAACGTCAATCTTGGCCCTGTTGTTCTTGCCGCTGATGTCCTCCACGTTGATGTTGGCGTACCTAGCGCCCCAACGCATCTTCAGTTTGGTTTCCTCGCTGGGAGCCTCGCCGGTATGGAAGTCGCCAATCTGGTTGTACTTGATCTCAACCAGGATGCCGTGTAGGAACCCATGCGGACGCGAGTACAGATCCTCATCATCCATCCGCTCCCACTTCACGTTCATCCTGTCGTTCAACAGTTCTTGGTAGGGAACAAGCGGATGCTTACCACTGGCAAGGGGGCAGACCTCTGCGGCCGTCCACACAGCGTCCTGTTCGCTGTGCTGAGGTTCCTTCCTCGACCGCAACAACATCTCCGCCACATCGACATCGCCGCTAGACTTGGCCAGCGCCTTCCAGACATCCTCGATGTGCTCCACGAACCACTTGCGGTTGGGGAACAGCTGATCCAGAGCGCCAGAGCGGGCAAGCGCCAACACCACTCCCTTGTGGACCTTCCGCCGGTCCACGCGGCCAATGAAGTCGATGAACGACTTGAACGGTTGTACCGCCTCGATGCTCTGCGCCGCTATCCCGCCACACCCCTTCACATCCACGAGCGAACCCAGGATGTCGGGTCCGTCGATGATGTAGCTGGCCTTGCTGCGGTTGATGTCCGGCAGCTTGACCTTGATGCCCAGCCGGTCGGCTTCCTTGACGTACCTACGGATGGCTTGTTCGTCCGGCTCGCAAGACAACAGCGCCCACATGAACTCGATGGGATAGTACGTCTTGAGGAACATCTCACGATAGCTGATGAGCCCGTAAGCAGTGGAGTGCGACTTGTTGAATCCGTATGAACCAAACATCGTGATCTGGTCCATCAGCTTCGCAGCCAACACCGGATCATGCCCCCTCGCCGCCGCTCCCTTGATGAAGTTTTCGCGCTCCTTGCCAAGTGCCGCATCGCCCCACTTCTTGGCGATCTTCTTGCGCAAGCTGTCGGCGGTCCCGGGAGCGAAGCCAGCGAAGTCGGTGAACATCTTGATGACATGCTCTTGGTACACAATGACGCCGTAGGTGTCGGAGCAGATCTGGTCCACCAGCGGGTGGATGGTCTTGATCTTGCTAGGGTCCTTTTTGCGCTTCAGATACTCTGCCGCCAGACCGCTCCGCGCCGTTCCCGGCCGGTCCAAGGCGATCATCGCGGCCACGTCCTCAAAGCTGGTGAACTGTACGCCCTCGGTGATCTTGTCTGCGCTGGGGGTATCGTACTGGAACACGCCCGCGTAAGCATGAGCAGTGAAGTTGGCCAGCACATTCAGGTCGTGAAGGTCGATGCGGTCCCAGTTGATCTCGACCCCATGCCGTTCCTTCACAGCCTTGAGACAACGCTTCATGACGGTCAGGTTGCGCAACCCCAACACGTCCATCTTCACCAGGCCGACTCCCTGGACGCCGTACATCTCAAAGCCAGTGATGATCTCCTGCTTCCCGGCCGACTCCCTCATCTCCATTGGGATGATGTCTACCAGCGGAACCGGCGAGACCACGAAGCCCGCCGCGTGCTTGCCCAATCCCCTGACGTGGCTCTCCAGAACGCGCGCATGCTCCAGGACCTCCGGGTGGCGCTCATTGAACTTGCGGCACACCTCAAAGTCCTTGAAGCTATCCTCGATGGTCTGGCTGGCCCGCTCGTCACCACTCGACCGCTCGATCACGCTGCTGGTAACCTCGTCAACCTCCGACATCGGTATCTGGAGCACCCGTGAGATGTCCTTGATGCATTGCTTCCCCTTGAGCGTCATCAGGGTGCTGATCTGGGCTGTCTTGTCCTCCCCGTAGCGGTGTCGCAGGTATGTGAACACCTCTTCACGGCGCTCATCCTCAAAGTCCATGTCGATGTCGGGCAGGTCGATGCGGTCTGGGTTGAGGAACCGCTCGAAAATGAGACCGTGTTCGATGGGGTCGGTGTCCGTGATGTTGAGCAGGTAGCTGACGAAGCACCCGCCCGCGCTCCCCCTCCCGGGTCCACACTCAATGTGAGCATCGTTCTTGGCCCAACGGTACAGGTCCCAGACCACCAGGAAGTAGCGCACCACGTTCTGCTTCTTGATGGCCTTCAACTCATGTCGGAGCCGCGCGATGTACTGCTCATGAAGCTCGCTGGAAGTGATACCGCGCCGGACGGCCAACTCATCGATGCGTCGCGGCATCTCCCGCGACTCCCAACCCACCCAACACAGGTGCATCATGTACTTGAACTCATCGTTGTCGAAGTGTTTGGGGATGTCGATGGCCGGGACCAGCGCCTTGAAACGGTCCACTTCAAAGCTGGCCTGGCACTTCTCAGCAATCTCCAGCGTGTTCAACATTGCCCGCCGGACCTCCGGCTCAGGCATGTAGGGGTGGGAGCGCCGGAACGCATCCAACATCTCATCCCACGTCTTGAGCCAGAAGTCCTGGACGCTGAACTTGAACCTGTCGGGGTTGCTCATGAAGTCGTGAGTGCGGATACACAGCATGACCTCGTGGGTCTTGACGTGCTCCTTCTTGATGTAGTGGGCGTCCACGGTGGTCACCATCGGTCGGCCGAACCGCTTGTGGTACTTCAGCATCGCCCGGTTGACCATGGCCTGCTCTGGCATATTGGTCGGCTGGATCTCCAGATAGAAGTCCTCACCAAACAGGTCCACAAACCATTCCATGCGACGGTCGGCCAACTCCTGGTTGCGATGTACGATCTGGTGAGGGACCACACCCTCCATACAGCCGGATAGGACGATCAGCCCCTCGCGGTGCTTCTCCAGGGTCTCCAGGTCGATGCGTGGCCGCTTCCAGAACCCCTCAAGATAGCCCACAGAGGTCATCTTGAACAGGTTGAGTAGCCCCACCTGATTCTTGGCCAAGACCGTCAGGTGATACCGTTGGCGGAGGCCCAGCTCAACCTCCCGCTTGTAGATGGCCTCCCCGATGCCCTTGCGGCCCTTGTTCTCCGCCCTGATCCGCTCGTCATCCTCCGGCGGCAGACCTCGTGCGTGGCGGCTCTCACACAGGTAAAACTCACAACCGTAGATTGGCCACGGCCGCGCTTCGGGGTCCATGTTGAACACGTTCTCATGAAGCTTGTATGCTCCACGCATCGAGCCATGTTCTGTGAAGGCGATGGCCGGGTGCCCCAACTCGACCGTCCTGTTCAGGTAGTCTTGCTGCCGTCCCAAGCCGTCCAACAAGGAATATTCACTGTGTACGTGGAGGTGAACGAATGGCTTGCTCATGCTTTGTAACCGCTGTCTTCCATCCACTTGATAATCAGCGCCTTCAGGTCCTCACCGAAGTCCTCACGAAGCACCCATCGCAGGTAGTCTCGCTGATCCGGTCCCTCGACCACCAGCTGTGATACACGCTTCCCGCGATGTTGACCAAACATCAACACCGCATCCGGCTCCGACTCGCGGCCGGTTGGACCTCCGACCTCAACCCATTTGGTTGGCTTCGGCTTCGTGACCAATGCCACGCGCCCCAAGATGCCGCGCCCGCACTTCTTGAACCTCCCGAAGCTAGCCACCCTGACCGGCCTGAAACCATCCGCCTCCATCTGCTTGGCCCGCTCTTCATCGGACTTGGCGAATGCTTCCGACAGTGTGTTGCCGCAGTTGGGATGGGACGGAGGTGTGGCCAAAATCCCGGCCACAGGATTCACTGCCCCCATCATGGGGATGTCAGGGATGCCGGTCTTTGGGCCTTTCTGCTGTGAAGGCTCCGGCTTGGACTCCGGTACAGGCACCAACCACTCAACAGCATCCTGCGTGGAAGCATCCACTTCCTGCGTGGGCTTCGGCTCCGGGTCAGGCCGCGCTTCCGGCTCCGGCTCCGCCTTGGGAGCCTGACCGCTGTAGCGCTGCCGTACCTCATCAAGCGTCGGCATCAGCCCACCGCCAGCAGTTCCTTGGCTCGTTGAAGGGTCGCAGACCGATCCAGGCCTGTCGTGTCCAGTCTGTAGACCTCCAAGCCCTCGACCCACGATACAGCCTCACAACACTTGGAGATCAGCTCAGCCTCCCTCGACATCCACCCCTTCAAGCTCAACCCCATCTCTTCAGCACGCCCCAAGATGCGCGCTGGGAAGATCCTGTCGCCCGTCCGCTCCATCCTCTTGTTGAGGTCACAGACCAGTTCCAGAACAACTCCATGCGCATCCCGCAACATCCGACCCCAGACGGCTGCGACCTCCCCGCCTTGCCCCTCCGGCAAACAAGTGAACACATGATCCAGATCCATCGCATTGTAGGCAAGCGCTGAAGGCATCCCACGGTCACAGATCACGTCCGGCCGGAGCGCCCGAAACACGTCCATCTGGAACATGTCCTCGACCCACGTGTTGACCGGGAACACGGAGTGGATGCTGACCGGAAGGATGGAGCCGGGGGTGTGGTCGTCGCCGTCGCGTCTGAAGCTGCGGTACAACGGGCGGTTGATGTCCTTGGACAGCGCTTTCCCCAGCGTGGTCTTGCCGGTCCCGATGCCGCCTTCCAACACGATGATCATGGCTGGCCTCCGAAACAACGCGATGCCGCCCGGTCCAGTCTGGCCAAGGCTTGCTCCATCAACTCCGGCGGTGAGTTGAGTGGTGGACAGATGCGGAGCGGCCGGTGAGGCAGATGCGCCATCAACAGCAGTCCTTCCTCCATCGCCCGATCACGGAAGGCAAAGGCATCGCTGTCTCCCCACTTCGGCGTCAGCGACCAGACCAACCCGGTCCCTTCCGCCTTGTCCACCCAACGGCGACAAGCGAAGCCGTTGCGCAGAATGGTCTCACAGTTGCGCACGTTCTCCAACACTCCGCGTTCCAAGCCGTCGATCAGCCAGTTGATGAGGTAGCCCGCCAACAGGTTCCCGCCGAACGTGCTGAAGTGGGTCCCGGGCTCAAAGCCCTTGGATGCTTCCTCCGTCGCCAAGCAAGCTCCGGCCGGGATGCCCATCGCCAACCCCTTGGCCAACGTGAGGATGTCCGGCTTGAACCGCTCGCCGCTCACGTCGGTGACAGCCGGGTTCATCCAAGCACACGGATAGCCGGTGCGCCCCATCCCCGACTGAACTTCATCGAAGATCACCAGGAACCCGTGCTTGGCCCGAAGCTCCGACAACCTGGACCAAAACACGGGGCCGTAGAAGCGCATCTGGTTGTGCGTCAGAACCGGAGACATGATGAGCGCCGCAATATCGGGCCAGTTGATGAGGAATCTCGCATCCGAAGGAACCTCAGACGGTGTGGTGTGTAGATGGTATGTTTCCAAGTCCTGTTCGGCCATGTAGAATCCAGACGCAAACGGACCAAATCCCTGCTTGTAGTACGGCGTGGCGTTGGTCTGTGTGGCAGCGAGACTGAACCCTGTGCGACCGTGAAGTTGATCTGGCAATGACAAAATCACCTTGCGCCCTGGCTCCCCCTTGATATGGTGATAGCGCCTCGCCAGCTTGATGGCGGCTTCATTGGCCTCCGTCCCGCTGTTCGCAAAGAACACACGGTCCATGCCGCAGAACGCCGTCAGCCGGTCGGCCGTCGCCGTCCGTTCCGGCACGTTGTACCCGTTGGACACATGGACAGCCTGGGTGCTGTTGACCATGAAACACTCGATGGCACGCCTGAGATCCGTGTGCCCCAGCGAGGCCACTCCGCCATCACACCACAGGTCGAAGTATTGCCGGCCGTCCCGGTCGATCAGGAACCCATCAGCCGCGCCTTCGATGGTGGGCTCCAACGGCGGGAGCGAAGTGCGGATCAACGACCTGGGGTCAGCCTTCCCGCCCATGACATCATTCTCCCTTCGGCTTGGACCAACGGAACGGGTCGTGCCCCCACAGTTCCGCGTAGCCTGCGATGCGATCAACCGTGTCCTGATCCCCAGTCACTTCCCCGATCAGGTCGCCGTCCGGCTGGCGTCCGTGGTTCTCACAGTCGGCCACGAGGTACAGCGGGCAGGGCGCATGAGCATCCGACCCGTCGATGCGTCGCTGGTTCTCCAGGCGGTAGACGCAAGCGTTGAAGGTGTCGGTCAGCTTGTCCACGCACGGTGGTGCGATGACCCGCCGGAACAGTGGGTCCACCTTGCGCTCCAGCTCAGCAACGATACCACGGATGATGGGTCCCCACAGACCGTATTGCAGGATCCAGCAGGACCGCTCCCCGATGATGTGGAGCAGAGCCGCCAGGTTGAGCGACCATGAGATGCGGTGCGTGGCCCCCAACGGGATCACGTCCCTGGCATCCTCCATCGGCACGCCCGCCTCGACCAGTGCGTTGTAGGACCGCTCCGCCGATGCCATCGCCTGTTCGAACAGCGCAGCCGCCTTCGGTCGTTGGAACACAGCATCGGCCGTCCTGTACTGCCCCTTCCTGGCGAACTCACCCATGCTCTGGATACGCATCGACTGCGACCAGAACCCGCTCTTGGCTAGGTCGGGCACGATGTCAAGTCCCATCCGCTCCGGCGAGGCGCAGACGCCGATGCGGTGACGCACCATCTGCTCACGGAAGGACACCGACACGTCCTCCAGCATGAACACGAACCCCACGTGCTCAGCGATGGGGATGCGCTGCTCCAGGATCTGGAGGAACAGAGCATCGACCTCCCGCTTGAAGTCGGGGTCTTGGTTGCGCTTCAGTGCCAGCGCATCAGGCAGCATCAGCTGTTCCTCGCCCTTGCTGGCCTGCCAGACCGTGTAGATGGTCTCGACCGGGTTGCGGGTGCACGACAACAACGTCGCCTTGGGGTCGCTCATCCTTCCACCTTCCTGTACTTGTCCTTGATGGCCTGCTCTGCCCTTCTGGCGACGATGCGCAGGACATCAACCCAGTCCCTCGCCCGCTCGATGTTCGAGCCGTCCGCCAGCCCTTGGTTGTTGGGCTGGTCGAACATGATGGTGTGGACACCGTGTCTGGACAGTTCCCAGACCTCACGAGGCATGTCGTCCACGGCCGCGATCACCGTCGCCGGAGCTATGCGTCTGGTGATGGCGTCCCACTTGTCGTGATCGAACAGCAGCAAGTCCCGCTGGAACCCGTGCTCATCCAACCAGTCCGTCGTGTCGAGGTACAAGCGGGGGTACTCACGCACCGGCCGCGCCGTCAACACCACGACCTTGACACCCAGTTCACGTATCAATGCGATGGCATCCGCCGCTCCAGGGATAGGCTTGAGCTTCCGCAACGCTCCGGTCTGGTACAACTCACGCCTGTGATCCAAGTAGGCTTGCGCCTTCGCAGAATCGCCCTCCGGCACCGGGCCGATCATGCCTTGTGTCGCCGGGTCGCCCAGGAAGTCGGCCAACACACCATCCAAGTCGGTGACGAACACCAGCGTGCCCTCGCGCAGCTTGACCTGCTCTGCCTCCCACCGTTGGGCAACCGTCCGCGTCTTGGCGTGGAAGCCCTCACACCATTCACAACCCTGGATGCCGCAGGTCAGCAACACAGCGATGATGTACTTGAACGTGTCCACTGCTTCCTCAATCACCCGCTCCCGGTCAGCCGGTCGGGCAGAGGCCAACAAATGGTAGCGTGATCGGTCGGTGGCCTTCTGAAGCTCCGCCAGTTCCTCGTGCGCTCCCAACAGCAAATCCTTGATCAGCAATGCCCGCTGGTCCGGGTCCAGCTGTGCCGCATCGTGCCACAGACGCTGTTGTTCTGCTTGCGCTGCCCATAGCTTCAGGATGGGGCAATCGTCGCCTACCTTCAAGTCACAGGCCATTCGCCGCCCTCCACCGCTCCGCCCGCTCCAACGCCTTGTCCATCGTCATCCGGGGGTCCCATTGAGCGAACCGGCCCAACACCAACACGTTGGACGGATGCTGGAACACCGGAACCTCCCCGAACACATGAGCGGTGCGGATGTATCGCGGCTTGCCGACAATGCTGGCGTCGGAGCCGAACACAGAGTTCACGTCCAACATCAGCGCCCGCTCCGACACACCTTCAGCGTTGTAGGCTCCGTCTGGCAGCGGTGACAAGCGATACAGGGAGTTGCCCGGCGTGTACGGCGTGTACACGAAGTCCCAGTCCACGAAGTCCCGACAGGATGGCGCTTCAACCCTCGCCATGTAGGCGTCTGAAGCATGGAGCGGAACCGGCGAACGGATGCCCAGCATCGACAACGTCAGTGGTAGCGGCAGCGTCCAGACCAGATGGCTGTACTCCAAGTGTTCCTGGTCGTCGCCGCTCAGGGCCGACCGGCGAACGTCCAGTGTGTTCGCTCCTGGGTACCAAGCCACAACTCCCTTGCGCAACACCTTGACTCGGTCCTCCACAGCCCGCCCCAACGCTCCCACGGACACCATGTACCGCTGCGGGCCTGCTTGCCCGCCCTCGTTCATCGCTGTGTCGTGGAACCCATAGGTGGTCCGGCGAGTCTTGGTGTAGTGGTGAAGCACAAACTGGCGCAACGGTTCCTTCCCGAAGTGGTCGGCCGCAGCCTTGAATGAGTACACACGCCCCTTCAGATACAGGCCAGAACGCACAGCCCGCTGCTCACATCGGATACCCCAGACCTTGAAAGTGCTGTCGAACAGTTCTGACTGATGGATGTAGAACAGCCCGCCTCCGCCGGGGTTGCCCCCGGTTCCAAGCGGGTCGATGACAGTGACCTCGTGGTGTTTGGCCAGCACCAGAGCCGCTGCGACTCCGGCCGGGCCTCCGCCCACGATGATGATCGGCTTCATGGCGGGGCCTCCAACGGTGGCGGCTGGTTGCGTGGCGGGGGCATCTCCAGGATGCCTTCACGCATCATCCGCCCGATCAGCTTGGCAGCCGCTCGGGCAAGGTCGGGAGTCCGCACGCCTCGCCAAGCAACCGGCATCGCCGGGTCCGTCAACTGCTTCAGCTTGGCTCCCGGTAGCGCCAAAGCCTTGTCCCAAGTGGTGCTGAACGCGATGTCCAACCGCTTGGCCAGAGGCTTCAGCTTGATCACGCAGACCTTGGCATAATGGCCGCTCGTGGCGATGTACACAGTGATGTAGTTTGACTTGTCAGTCACACGGTTGACGAACACGTCGCCCGGGAGCGCCCCGCTGCGCTTGGCCTTCCAATCGTACCCCAACCTGAACAGAGACAACTGGAGCCGCTTCAGGAAAGCATCGACCAGCGGTTCAAGGTCGCTGAACCGCCCTGGATCGGTCGGCCGCTTCCGCTTCTCACGCTTCACCAACTTGGCCACCAGCGTGCCCTTGGCCTTCCCGGTCGCCTTCGGAACCACGATGGCAGGTGGCGTGATCTTGTTGATGTACTTCCGCTCGATGTCGGCCAGTTCCACGTTGAGCGCATGAGGGTCCGTCCGCTCATCCATGAACCGCTCCGCCGTCAAGGAGTGTTCCATCAGGTACAGCTTCAGCGAGTAGCAGCGCGCACGCCAAGTACAAGCCGACTCGACATGCCCAGACGCCTTGTTGTAGCCTCCGTCGCAGGTCGAACAGTGGTCATGGTAGCCCAGGCACTCAGGTACGGTCACCGTCATCCGCGCCTCCTGCTGCGGGAAGCCTACGTCATCAATCCACGGGATGGGAATCGAATCTTCAATGCCGTCATTGCCCCTTACCCTGAACTCATCCCAGCACACCTGGCCGACCATCACCAACGTTGAAGCCCACCCGGCATCCCCGTCGCTCACGAACGCCACTTGGCCCCAACAGTAGCGTTCTGTGTTGATCGTCCGCTTCCCATCCTTCCATGAGGCCCATCCGCCGGGCATCGGCTTCGGGCCTAGACTGTGACGCCGGATGATGCGGGACACGAACCTGAAGTCCAGAGGCTTGATGGACTCGTGGATTGCCATCTCAAGCCTCCCGCAAAACCTGACGAGCACGTGCCAGAGCGGACTTGACCCTGGCGGCCGGGATGCCCAGATGTTCCGCCAACATGTTCTCGGTGATGATCGGCTTCCCGGGTCGAACGTTGCGAGCCATGATCTCCAGTTCAGGTGGAGGACACAACCGTGCAGACAACACCAGCCGGTCCACCTCATCCAACCGCTGGATGATGCGCTCGGTGACCCAGGCCTGCTGCTCATGTTCCTGGGTAGCTTCCAAACAGGCTGGGTCCGTCACGTCAGCATCGTTTTCCGCTGTGGAGCCGAACCCGGCCAAGCGCTGGTGCTTGGGAGACACACCATCGCCTTCATCGATGCGTGGTGCTCGTTTCAGCGCCAGTTCGTAGTTGACGATGGCCAACAGCGCGTTGCGCACAACCAGGTCAACCCAAGTGCGGAGTGCCCGGCCGCGCTCCGGCTTGTGCGTGGCCACGGCATAGATGGCGGCGATGCGAGCCTCTTGAAGCAGTTCAAAATGGTTCAAACCTGGGATGCGCTTGAACGGACGCGCCTTGGCATGGATCACGTCCTCCAGTTGAGGCAACAGCTTCGCCAGCGTCGGCTTCAACTCGTCAGGGCATGTCCAGCCTGTAGGAACGATATGCGGTGCCACCCATCCCTCCTGTCCCCATCCCAACGCCCGCCTGCTCCCTCTGAAGCAACCGGGCGCTGAGTCGGAACGGGAAGCCGGTGGCTACCAGTCCTTGACGCCCAGCTTGAGCATCCCCATGGTGATCCACTTGGTCACCAGGGCGCGCAGGCGCGGTTCGATGGCCTCGACCACCTTGACGCGGATGGCTTCCTTGTTGCCCTGGACCTCCACCAGCGGCTTCTTGCCGCCGACCGGCTCCAGCTTGACGCTGGCTCCGGCCTTGATGGGCCGGACGGTGAGCAGGTGCGGCTTGCCGCCCATGTTCATCGTCGTGGTGTAGACGTTGCCCTTCACCACGCCGCCCTTCTCCGGCTTCGGCTCCGTGCTGCGGGGCCGTCCCGGGCCGCGCTTGGCGGGCTGCGCCGCCGGGGCGGGGGTTGCCGCCTTGGCCGCCGGGGTCGGCTTCGCGGCCGGGGTCGGCTTGGCCGCCGCCGGGGCGGGGGTCGGCTTCGCCGGGGTCGGCTTCGCCGGGGTCGGCTTCGCCGGGGTCGGCTTCGCCGCCACCTTGCTCTTGGTGTCCTGCTTGCCCTTCGTTCCCATGTTGTCCTCCTGGCCGTCATCGGCCGTGGTTGCGCCGTCGGCATCGCTGCCTTCGGCATCCTCCCCGTTCCCGTCGCCGTCGCCGGCATCATCGTCGGCATCGGCATCGGCATCGTCGTCGGCATCGTCGGGGTCGGGGTCCGGGTCCGGCTCCACGACCTTGGCCGGAGGCTTGCCGGTGCCCTTGGCCTTGGCCTTGGGCTGCTCCGGCTCCGGCTCGCCCGCGCCCGCGTCCGGCTCCGCCGTCGTGGCCTCCGGTTCCGCATCCGGCTCCGTGGCCTCCGGCTCCGTGGCCTCCGGCTCCGCCGTCGTGGTCGTCGCCTTGGCACCCTTCTTCACGATGATCTTCTTGCCCATGACGCCTTCCTCCTGTTGACGGGGTCCACCCGCCAGCTTCGTGGTCACCGGGATGTCCAACGCCTCCCGTGTGAACCGTTTGCCCACTTCGTGGAACCGGAAGATGAACAACCCGTCCATCCCCAGACCCACGCGCTTGATGATCTCCATCAGCTGGTCGTCGGTCGGCTCCGACTCCCGGCTGTCCAACACCACCACCGACTCCCGCTGCGTCTTGCTGTAGTAGCCCGCCGCGCAGAAGCTCCCTTCCAGCAACCCAGTGGTCTTGCCGTTCTGGAACACGCCAGTCACCAGCGACACCAACCACACGTCCGGTGCGACGGGCTCAACCACCAGTTCCTTGCCGACATTGGGTTCGTATCCGATCATCCCGCACCGCCTAATCTAGTGACCCACCTTGGCTTCCACTAGTACACCTTGTTGATCGCCATCCGCTGGAGCCAGTCGATCAGCTGTGGAGCGCCGTCGCCGCGCTTCGGGTCCGACATGAACTGGACCGTCTTGGATGCCCACGGCTTCAACTGGCAGATCATGAACTTGCGGTTCCAGACCCGGCACACCAGCGTAGCTCCGCCCTGCCGACCGTTGGGCGACCCAAGCTTGATCTCGCCCTTGCTGTAGATGCCGCCCTTGCTGTCGGTGAACGACTCCATCGGGCCGTCCCACGGGCACGGACCACGGTGACCGGCGAGGGCATCCACGCCGCTCTTGACCGCCATCAGCACGTTGGACTGCTTGGCGATGCGGTCCCGCTTCTCAGGGGTCAAGGTCGCCGGATCAACACGCCGCTGAGCCTCGCTGGGCGGAGTGGCCTTGCCGTCCGTCGTCGTCGGGACATCGACCGGCTTGGCCTGCTGCTTGGCAGGCACCACCGGCTGCGGCTTCGGCTGTTCCACCCTGGACTCCGGCTTGGAGGTCGGGGTCTGGGACTCTGCGATGGCATCCTCACGGGCCTCCCGGGCACGCAGCTCAGCCTCAGCATCCGGCTCCGGCTGGAGTGCGACTCCAACTGTGAACCGCTTTCTCAAGTCATCCAACGTCGGCATCGTATCCTCCTGCCCCTACCCAGTAAGCGAAAACCAGGCCGTTCATCGCCCGCCCCTACTGCGCCACCCGACGCACCCGGCCGTTCATCAGCTTCGCCGCCACGGCCTTGAACAGCGCCTTGGGGAGCGCCGCCAGATCCCAAACAACCTCCGCATTGCGATAGAAGCTCGTCACCGCATCGCTCTGGATTCCGATTCCCACGACCTCGATGCCGCGCTTTTCAGTCGCCCGCACCACGTCCTTCAGGTGCCGCCCCTCGATGCTACGCTCACGCTCATTGCGCCGGGTGTAGTTGCCGCTCACGTTGGCGCGCTTGGGGTCGTAGGTTCCGCCGGTCACGGTCGAAGTCCCGGCCGCAGGTTGACCATCCGACAGGACGATCAGCACCTTCCGCTCCTGGGGCTGCTGCGCCAGCAGGTCAGCGACCATCTGGAGCGCATCGCCGTCAGCGTTGTTCGCCCGGCCGTTGATCTTCACCAGGCGGGAGCGCACACGCCGGAACTGCTCGCTGAAGCTCTTGTACTGGTACAGGTGGATCGACTCATTGCGGCCGTTCCACCAGCTTCCAGCGTCCAGCGTGTCGTCATCAGTCGTCACCATCCCGCTGGTGAACCCGTAGATTGCGAAGGGCACGTTGAGGGCCGTCAGCGTCTCACCCAGGGCAACCGCCGCCAGCTGGGCCGTCGCCGCCTTGACTCCGCCCATCGAGCCGGACTCATCAACCAGCACCGCAACCGCCGGGACCTCATCCAGCGTCGTGATCTTGCGGGAGAACACGCGCCGCTCGCCGGTCACCGCCCGGTACAGAGCCGCGCTGTCCAGCTTCCCTTCCTCCTGGTCGGGGTCGTTCTGGACGTCAGCCTTGCCCTTGAGGACCATCATCAACTTGGAGCGGAGGCCGCCAACGACTCCCGCGACCATCTGCTTCAGCTGGGCGTAGTGCGCATCGCTGCTCAACTCTTGGACGATGATCTTGTCAGCCGCCTTGGCGCTTGGCCGGGCCACGTAGCGGCCATCGCTCTGCGCCGCGCTGGAGGCGTCCTTGCTCAGCTGGTCGCGCACCGCGTCCATCATGTCCTTCGCAGCGTCATCGAACAGGTCATCAACCGGCTTGGAGTCGGTCGGGTCATCATTGATCTTGGTGTTGTCGCTGGCGCCCACGTTGCCGCCCGCCTCGCCGGTCTCAGCCTCGCCACCCTCCTGGTCACCCTGATCCTCGCCAGTCCCTTCCTGCTCGCCCTTCCCGGCCGACCCTTCCTGGTTGCCTTCCTCGCCGTCCTCACCCTCAACAGCGCCGTCGTCGCCTTCCTCGCCCTCGTCACCGCCGTCCTCATCCTCGCCCTCGCCCGCACCACCCTCACCGTCGTCGCCCTCGTCGCCCTCGTCGCCCTCGTCATCCGACTCGCCCTTGGACTCGCCCTTGGTGTCCTGCTCGCCGTCCTCAGCACCGTCGTCGCCCGCACCGTCGTCGCCCTCGTCAGCCTCGCCCTCATCACCCTCATCGGCCTTGCCCTGCTCGCCCTTGCTCTGGGGCTTGGACTCGGGCTTGGACTCGGGCTTGGACTCGGGCTTGGACTCGCCCTGCTCGCCGTCCTGCGACTCCGGCTGGGTCGGCTGGGTCATCGCGTCCCGCAGCGTCTGCTCAACCAGGTGCATCATCGACTCAACCTTGTCGTACCCAGCGCCGCGAAGCTCCGCCATCCTGGGGAGCAGCTTGGCAACCGCGCCTTCCAGCCGGGGGTCCAAGGTCACGGCCGACTCACCGAACGACCGGAGATACAGTTCAGAACCGAACCCGTGAAGCCCACTGGTGTAACCCGGGGTCGCCGCGTTGCGCTTGATCAGCTTGACGCCGTAGCGCCGGAGCGCCGACAGGTTCCGCTCAACGCCCTCAAACGGGTTGCCCATCTCATCGTGGATGTCGGCCACGATGTTCAGGATGCTGTGGCGGGTCTTGGAGACCTTCATCGCCTCGGTGATCAGCTCACTCGGCAGCTTCACGGTGGCGCCAGCCGCCCGCGCCGCAACCGCCGCTTGCTCTTCACGAGCGTGGCAAGTCTCATGGTCCAGCATCCCCTCGACCACCGCCACAACGTCCTCACCCATCTCATCGACGTTCTCAGGCAGCTGGATCAGCTTCTGGTCGAACAGGAACCGACAGGCGGTCCCGGCCTGGACTACCTTCAACCCGGTGTCGGCGCTGAAGGTCCTGGCCACCTTCCCCATCGTTCCTTCCTGCGTCCGGTTCTTCATCTTCGCCTCCACGCTCCTACCAGTAAGCGAAAACCGGGCCGTTTGTGAACGGCCCTGGTTCCCAGTCCTAGTAGAACACGCGGTCAACGATGGCCTTCACGTAGGCGCGGTCATCCTTGCCCAGCCGGTTCAGGATGGCGACCGCAGCCGCCTTCCGCGCGTTGCCCCACTTCACGGTCAGCTTGGCCCAGGTGAGCAGCCGCCGGGTGCTCATCGTACAGAAGCACTCTTCACGGATCAGGCCGTCGCGGACCTTGCGAGCGATGTCCACCATCTTGCCAGCCACGTCCTTGGTGACGCCGGTCTTGGTCACGAGCACGCTGATCTCCTGGGGTCCCTGGAGATAGGAGACTTCCATCACCACGCCGAACCGATCCAGAGTGGCCTCGTTCAGCACGTTGGTCCCGGTGTACATCCCGCTATCGTCGCCGCGCCCCAGGGTGTTCGCCGTAGCGATGATGCGGAAGTTGGAGTGGACCTTCACGACCTCGCCGTTGTTCTCTGCCAGGACCAGCGGGTGACCGGGCTCAAGCACCGACTGAAGCCGCATCATGATCCGCGCGGGAGCCGCGTCCAGCTCATCGATGATCAGCCAGAAGCCCTTGCGCGCGCACTCCGTCAGGATGCCATCCTTCCAAAGCACGACCGTCGCACCAGATTCCGACTCCGCCAGCACCTTCTCACCCACGAAGTCCGCCACCCTGAACTCGCCGTTCATGTTGACGCGCTTGGTGGGCTGGTTCATCAGGGACGCCAGCTCAAACGCCAGGCTGGTCTTGCCACAGCCCGCCGGGCCGACCATCAGCACGTTGGTGTCCATCTCAACGCCAACCGCCATCTGCTCCAGGGTCTCATCATCGAAGTCGAACATTTCATCGTGCTTCGGAACGTACAGTGCGTCATCCTCGCACACGTCGTCACGGACCTTCAAGACCGCCTTGCCGATGGAGAGGCAACCGGGCGGGAGCGCCGGAGCGGCCGGGGTCGGCTTCGCGGCCGGGGCAACCGGGGCGGGAGCGGCCGGGGCGGGGGTCGGCGTGGACGACGGAACGGTCCAGCCGGTGCCGCGCGCACCCTTGGTGTGGCCCTTGCTCAGCTGACGCCGTCCGTAGGTGCTGATCGTCTTGGAACCGGGGTACTGGCGGCGGTATTCCATCGTGCTCATCCCGTGGGCCGACTTGAGGTGGACGGCCAGCGTGTGGTAGTACTGCCCACAACGTTCGCACTTCACCATCGCGTTTCCGTCGCGGTCGGCCGGGTTGAAGTTTGCCATGTTCCTCATCCTCCATCGGCGCGTCCCTCGCGCCTCTCACCCGACCAAGTAAGCGAAAACCGGGCCGACCAGCAACCCAAAATGTTCAGGCTGGGTAACTACTTGGAAACGCCCGATTCCAGCATTTTCTATGGGCATCGAGCCGATCCTAGCTGTTGAACTGATCTTCCCTTCCTTCCTTCTAGGGCCACCGCTTGGTGGCGGTTGTGGGTCGGAGCCAGCCCAGCAAAAAGTGTGTACGCGACTTTTGGATCCGGTTTGGCAGTTCACTATGAACCAACTAGAAACTATGTAAGAATCGCCAACAGCTTTTGGCCATTTTCCAAAAGTGTCATCACTCGACACGACTTTGAGATCCGATTTGGCACTCACCATGAACCAACTAGAAACCTTGGATCTTTTGTTGTGTGTTTGAGTCGGCCGCTCGACATGTGAAAGCCAAACCGGATCGCGCGATCCTGGGGCCAAGGAAGCCCTGCCTTTTCCAATAGTTTGGATGTGTTGTGTGTGGTACATTCTAACCGCTTGATTCGTTTACTGTTTTGGGTGTGTACCAGCTAAAGTGTGGACCATACCCCATTTTCACTATGAACCAATTAGAAACTATGGAAGAAACCCAGAATCGTTTGTTGAGTTTTTGGCCTGATGCGCTCGGCATCCAATGCTCCGCGACCATCGCCGGATGGTACAGTTTCCATTTTCGTCCCACTTTTAGTGGGCCAATCGAGTTTTCCACCATGTTGGTAAGGCTGGAAAACGGTGTCGGCAGAAAGTGGGTGATCCACTTCCCACTATGTGAAACGTGGCAAATCCGAAACGCGCCGCTTCAACAACATTACCCTCGCTTGGCTCGCCGGCACCGCCTTGGAAACCAGTTCCGCGATGTACGTAGTGGGCGATTCAGCCGGATCGGACTGGTTGGCGTTAGGGTACAGCGCGATCTTGACGTTGTCTAGTTTCTCCGATTCCGCCACTACGTAGCTGGCCGCGTCTGGATCCAGTAGCATCACCTTCGGCCCGTCTAACATGAGAAGCATCGCCAATTGGGAGCCACGTATGGACTTGCCCATCAGGCCTAACGTCCCGAAACCAGCACGGAATCCAGCCAACGTATCTAATGGCCCTTCGACGATTAGCCACGGTGGTCCGAAGGGTAGTGCAACCTCCCATCCGAACAGTAGGTGCCCCACTCCGTCGCCTCCCAGGTAGCGCGGCATCATCCCCGGGAGGGTCGCCCGGGTCGTGAAGGAACGTCCCAAGGGGCAGGAAACCGGGAACACTACACGGGAAGCGTAGCGCCCGCTGAGGCAATAACCCAGGCCGTATGCCTTGATCTCTGCGTCCTGTACGCCCCTCTGCCTCAGGTAGCGCGGCACCACTAGGCGTCCGTCCTGCTCGCAAGGCGTGTACTCTGCCGGGAGCGGTGTGTCCACGACCTCCTGCTTGCGCTCCCGCCGGAGCGCCTCCAAACGCTCCGTCAGCTCACCCTTGATGTGCGGGATGTAGGGCATCGACTCCGATGCGATGATGCGCCGTGCCTCGCCGGGTCCGACTCCAAGCACACCTTGGACCAACTGGACGGGACCTCCGGCGATGGAGCAGCACTTGCAGTCCCAAGCGCCGGTCTTGGTGTTCACGTACAAGTGTGCTGGTTTGCCGCAACTGAAGCAGTCCATGACCACGTGGTCGCGGCCGGACGGCCGGAGCCGACCCACCGACCTGCTGAGCAGTTCCTTGATGTCGAAGCGCAGCGGGTCGCGCCTCGACCCGTCCCGCCGCTCGATGTGTGCGCCGGGATCAAAGCTCATCGTGGGTTTCCTCCGGTGCCGTGTCCATCCTCATCCGCTCCAACTCTGCGACCAAGGGCACCAACACGTTGCGCTTCCCTGAGCGCCTCTTGCCCAAGTACATCAGGAGCCGTTCCTCACCCTTGTCACCCTGGAGTGCGTTGATCGAGATGTACCAGTCCGCGATCCTCACCTTCTCATAGTTGTCGGCCACCGCCTCCTTGGTAGCGATCTTGTTGACCCAGGACTTGTGAACCTGTGTTGTGGCCACGACAACGCAATGCTCTTCTTCAGCCAAGCCCTTCAGGTCATAGTAGACCTCGGTGGACTCAAACCTCTTGTCGTTGTACTTGCGAGCGGAGCGGAGGTGGTCAGGCGAGTCCACCAACACGAGGGTCGGCCGGCAACCAGCATTTGACCTCTCACGGATCACGGCGCGGATGTCGGACACGGTGCCGATGTTGACACCCAGCCGCTCCATCCGCAACAGCTTGTTCATCCGGTCCCAGTTCGCCTCCATCCAACGTGATAGCAGCCGGTGCTCTGCCTTCATCAGATGTCGCTCACGGATGTTTTCTTCCAACACGCCGGTGAACCGCGACATGTAGCGCCCGGCCCTCGACTCGTTGTCCATCTCCGTCCCGACATCAAGCGTGAAGATGCTGCGGCTCACGGCCTTGGCACCGATGTTCATCGCTGTGATGGACTTGCCGACGTTGCTGATGCCTGCGATGAGGACCAGTTCGCCCACCTTGAACCCGCGCCATCGCTTGTCGAGGTAGCTGAAGCCGGTCGGCACGAAGTCCCGCGTGTCCTCTGCTAGCTTGGGTGAGATGAGCTTCTTGACTACATCCAGGATGCCGGTGTCTCCGTCGCGGGTCGCCCTGGCCTGGACTCGCGCCTGACCATCTGCCATCGCCGTCTGAAGTGCGTCCGCATCCTCCGCCTCGATGGCCTTGACCAGCTGTTGAGCCACAGCCGTTCCCTGCTGTAGCTTGAGCCTCCGGTTCATCTCTACCAGGGAGGCTCCTGGCGAAGCATCCTCCAGCTTCATCGCCTTGATCTGGCGGATGACACGGATGACCGCCAGCAGTTCGCCATCGTCCTTGAACTGGGCCTGCGCCCGCTCCATCAAGAACCGGAACCCGGGAGCCTCCGCGTGTTCCAGACAACACTGGCGTGCGATGTCCCAGACCCAGTTGAGCTGCGGTGAGCTGTACTGGTACCCGTTCAACTGGTTGACCGCCCTGGTCAGGAAACCGATGTCTTGTACGCAGCGCCGGAGGACACCAAGCTCAAGGTCGCTCATGAGGGGTCCTCCAGGTCCACCGCGCCCGGTCCCGCCTTCTCACGGGTCACGTACAACCCCGTGTCGGGGTCGAACACCAGCCCAGGTTCCCAAATCCAACTTGATGAGGTGGTGTGCACCATCTTCCTCGCCGCCCCTGGTCCCAGATACGCTCTGTCAAGTGGGATGGGGATCTCACATCCCTGGATCGTGGGGTCGCCGGTAGCGTCCCGGTCGCCCCAGCTTCCCGACAGGAGTGCGCTCAACACGTAGTTGCCAAAGGCCTGAGCAGGCCTTGGGAACGAAGTCTTGTACATCTGCCCGTTGCGACACAACCACACGGCGCAATCCAACATCTCCCGGGGCATGTGTCCGTGTTCATAGGCGTCCCACGCCAGCTTGAACTGGTCCCGGTACGCTCCCTTGCGGAGATGCCACCAGTCCAAGTCGGTCGGCTTCCCGCGCCGCTTCTGTTCCTCGTTGAAGGCAGCGCTGTACAACTTGGCCGCGTGTTTCGCCACAGCCTCCCTGAACGCCTTCACCAATGCTGGGTCGCCGGAGGCTCCGGCCGCTTGTCTGTCCGTCAGCGGCACTCTGGACAGCATCAACGGGATGGTGTTGGGCAGCACCTTCATGCCTGAGGGCAACAGCCAGCCAGCATCCAGCTTCGTGACTTCGCTCATGGTGTCGCCTCCCGCGCTCGCGCGTTGATTGCGAGCGAAGCGAAGCACTTCACGAGCGAAGCGAGTGAAGGGATAGCAGAGGGGTTGAGGGAGGGGTTCAAGGGGAGGGAGCAGGGGAGTGCCGACACACTCACGAAGTTTGGGCAATCCCAGCACTTGTCTTGGCTCACCATCTCATCGCCTTTGTGTTGCCAGAGCGTCAGGCCGTCGCACCCGGTCGGCTGACTTGGTGAGGCTGGGTGGACCCCAGGGGAAGGCTGCCCCATCGCGTCAGTTTGGCCCGCTCCGGCGTTGAACCGGGCCGATGCGCAACGATAGCCTAGCGGGCAGCTTGTATCCGCCAGTCGTTCCAGCGCTTTCATACCCCACAGGCCTTGATGCTGAAACACTTCTCAGCCTTGTAAGCCTTGATCCGTTCCAGCGAGTGTTCTGCCAGGTATGGGTTGGTGAGGTCCACGAAGTCGATGATGGTTGCTCCTGTCTTGCCCTCGCTTGGCGTCATATTGCGAAGCCGCTGGATGGTACTCTTGCGAGCCGCCCCGCCCTCCGCGTTGATCACCACTTCCAACTCAGGGATGTCAACGCCCTCGCCCAACAGTGTGCTCACGATCACGTCCAGCCGTCCGGCTCGGAGCCGTGCCACTGTTTCAGTCCGTTCCTCAGATGTGGACTTGTTGATGAGCAGCTCTGCCCTGAGCCCTTCCGACCTCAGCATCTCCAACAGGTTCTCGCCGTGCTGGATCCTGCCGATGTCCACGAGGGTCCGCAGCCCTTCCGCGCTGGCCTCGACCGCGCACTGGACGATGCGATGATTGCGGGGTCTGTTGTGCGTGATCAACCTGTCGTAGATTCCACTGCTCCAGTCGCTGTCATCGCTGGGGGACTTGATGGTGTACAGCCGGACCTCTGTGGGGACCAGCCATCCCTTCCGCACGAGGTAGGCCATGTCCACTTCGTACACGACCGGCCCACAGATTGCTTTGAGCCAGAGCGCCGCTCGCTCGTTGGGCTTCCGCCGTGAGATGTACGCCGTTGCGCTCAGACCCACACGCGCTGCGGCCGGGCACTCCATGAGTGGACGCCGCCATTCCTCAGCTTCCAAGTGATGGCACTCATCAACGATCAGCAACCCGGCCCGGTTCAGGACTTCCCTGACATCCTTGGAGCCGGAGCCACTCATCAGCGACTGGAACGTGGCGACTGTGATGTCGCCCGCCGTCCGCTCACCATCTCCTATCTCCCCCACGGCCAGCCCGCTGAAGACGGAACGGAACACCGTCGCAGCCTGCTCCAGCAACATGATGGATGGGACCACGAACAGCGTACGCAGGTTCAGCTTGTGGATCAGCAACGATGCCGTGAGCGTCTTGCCAGACCTGATCGGCATCTTGAGGATGCCCAGCTGCTTGACATCGGCCCGGCCGACCTCGATGGACTCCACTGCCTGGTCCTGGTACGGCCGGAGCCGCTTGCCGGGGTCGTACAGATGCTCTGGGAGTGGTTCGCCCGGCCCGCGCCGATCCTGGACTCTGAAGACAACCCCCATGTTGCTCAAGGCTGTCTTCACATCTGGCAACAACCCGATGGGGAATGTGTAACCACCGCTGCGTCGCTTCACACGAATGAAATGGACCTTGCCATCCCATCTTTTCATTCTGTAAGCCTTGGAAAACCAAGCACCTTCGACCGGGTATGAAAGCAGTTCATCGAGTTGGCGTGCCACTTCAAGCGGAGCCTCGGAAACGGTGACTTTTGAGCCTTCAAGCTCGATGACGATCATGCCCTATCCTACGTGTACAGCTACAGCGTCAACGATCAGTGCTGGCTCGGTCCATCCTCCGGCGGAGGCTCATCCGATGGTCGTTCGCTCGGATGCTCAGATGCCCCGTTGCTCCGCCGGTTGCGCAGCTTCCGCCGCGCCTCCCGCAGTTCCTGCATGGTGGTGTCGAGCCGCTGACCGCTCTCCAGCGTGTCCTGTTCCAGTTTCTCCAACTGTGGCGTCATGTCAGCCTCCGCCATCCCCCAGCCCCTCTGTGAACTTCTTGTAGGGGCAATCCTCGCATGACTCGTTCAGGTCAGTGATGGCACCCGTGACCTCCGTCGCCAACTGGGCGTTCCGGGTAGCGTCTGCTACCAGCTGCTCTGTGTAGCGCCGGTACAGGTCCCACATCTGCCGGTCCCGCTTCCAAAGTGCCAGGAGTGCCAGGAGGCACACCAGCCCCAGAACACCTCGCTCAAGGAAAGCTGCGATGATCTGCTCGGTCATGGCTCACATGCACTCCAACAGCGCTACTCCCCCGAACACCAGCCCGATTCCACCAACCAACCCGATGATGATCCCGATGGTCAGCGCGTAGCGGTCCCACCAGGACTCCTCACTGATGGTGGCCACTTGTCGCATCGCGCCTTCGTAGATGGTCTGTTGCTCTTCCAGCAAAGATGCTCGGATGCCGGCCAGCCCTTGGGCTTCCTGTAGGTCCAGATCCAGCTTGAGGTAGCCCACGAACGTTGCCTCAGGCACCAGTAGCCCGTTCCACGGGGCCGACTCGCCCTGTAACAACGGAACGACCGGCGGCACATCCGGCTCCGCGTCCGGCTCCGTTGCTCCCGCGTCCGGCTCCGCCTCAGCTTCAATGGTGGCAGTTCCACCGTCAGTGCTGTCCGCAAACGCCAGCTGGGGCAGGAGTAGCGGCGGGATCAAGATGGGCAGCAGGAACACGTATTGCGCTGGTATCATCGTCGCTTCATCCTGTTGGCGAAGTCCGCCAAAGCCATCAGCCTGTACTTGTCGTTCTTGATTGCGCTGATGGTGGTCAGTTCCTTCTTGGCCTGCTCGACTTGCGCTGTGAGCAGACGCTCCTGAGCTTCCGCTCGCCGCTTGGCCAAGTTGGCGTCATCGATGGCCTTGAGCAGCTTGGCGTCCGTGGGAGTGGACTTCCACTTGACCAGGACGATGATCAGCGCCGCGATGGCGATGATCGCAATGACCAGGAACACCCAACCCGCCGTTCCCATCGCTCCCTCCCTCACCACCACGGCCAACGGTCGTTCCCGGCCTCTGGGCCTAGACCGCCGATGGCCTCCCCCGCTTGACGCCTTGCGTCCAGTTCAAACGGGTTGGCGGAGTAGCTGTGGAGGCTCCGGCATGCGAGCCAGATCACCACGCTCATCTGGGCGTAGAACACCCAGTGGATCAGGCCCAGGATCAGCTGCTGCTTCAGGTGTACCCGCTCATGTAGCCGGGTCCGCTGGTCCTTGTAGCTGTTCTCACTCGTGTAGACCACGAACCAGCCCAGGGAGAATGCGGACCAGTTGGACTTGCTCATCCGCGAACCCGGCTCCACCGTCAGGTCCCAAGCTCCCTCGCGCCATCCCCGCCATGTCAGTTGACGGAAGGCAAGCAGCGGTCCCAGGTAGAACAGGAACCCCAGCACCATCGTGGGAAGGGACCAGATGCCCACGAGGATGCGGACCGCCCAGTTGCGAGGCCAGTGAGACATCGCCGCCCCGCTAGCCAGTCCCGGTGCGCTTGGCGCGGCCGGTCGGAGTGACCGTGTTCATCAGCTCGTTGAAGCCGGATGACCCCAGTGCCGCTCCGATGCCGCCTAGGAGTGCGCTCCACCAGACGACACCGCCGTTCATCGCTGCGAACACGGAACCCGCTAGGCCCAGCACCAGTGCAATGAGGGGTCTGAGCCATTTGCGGACTCCCAGCAGCGTCTTGATGAAGCCCAGCTTGGTGATCTGGATCAGCAAGTAGATGAGCGCCGTCAGGCCTGCGATCCATCCTTGCGTCTTCCAGATGTCGAAGGTGTCGCCTGCGCCCTTGACGATGTCGCCCACGGTCGGCTCCGGTTCCGTTCCGCCGTCGCCTTCTGCGTCACCCACCTGCGTGGCTCCTGCGTCGCCGGTGCTGGTGTTGGTGGTGCCTTCGGGCGGAGGTACATCCACCGCAACTGCGGCATCTGCGGTGGATTCCGCAACGGGTGCCGCCGGAGCCGCATCCGTGACAGCCGTGGCCTCCGTGTGGAGCGCCGCAACCGCTCCCGCGCCCTGTGCGGACGCGGAAGCCGCGAACACGAACATCAGGAACGTGACCAGGATTGCTTTCATGACAGACCTTCCTTCCCCTTGCCCCCAGCTTCATCGCTGTCGGGCGGTGTCGGCGGTAGCAACGGACCACCCGCCGCTCCCCGCATGCGTCCGGCGAGGGCAAGCGCCTCAGCGCGCTTCGCCTCCGCCTTGGCCTTGATGTCAACCAGTTCCGGCGGCAGTGTGCGAGGCTCGCTGGGGTCCAGCTTCCCGGTCGGCTCGCCGCCGGTCGCCGCCGGGGCGTCAAACTCCAGCAGCATCGCCTCGATGGACTCCTGCGCGCCGATGGCCTTGAGGTGTTGCGATTCTGCTTCCTCCAAGTCATGTCGCAGCTTGGTCACGATGGATTCCATCCGCTGTCGCAACCCGTTGGTCTTGTGCCACTTGTCAATCAAGTAGCCCGTGGTGCCCTTGCGAGCCTCCTGCGGGGTCTGAAGGATGGCGGCCAACTTCTGTTTCGCATCGTTCAAGTTCATCTAAGCACCTCCTGCGCCGAAGTCTAGCGGTTTGAGTTTGCGACGTTCGCTCTGCTTGCGTCGTTCAGCAGGGTCCGACCAGCGACGGAAAGCTGCGCATCGTAGTTTCTCAATGTGTCGAGCAGTCGGAGAAACTCCTGTTTTGGCAGCGCTGATTCTGTGTCGAATCTCAGATGTCATTGTGACACCGTCGCCGCCGTCCGTGCTATTGGTCAGACGCGCTCCCCACCCACGTAAAGTTTTGATCCAGAACCGTTCAGCGCTGTCCAGCATTGACAGCGGAACCTCGGTCAACCTGACTATGGATGGACGCAAACCGTTGGTCACCAATGCTCTGATCCAACGAACACGGTGGAACTGGTATCTCTGGCATCCGGCATCTCGCATATGGGATGCCAAACGTGAACTGAGCGCAACACTTGTTTGTCCCACGTATCGGATCTGTCCGTCGCGGGGGTCGGTGAGTGCGTAGATGTATCCGACCTGTACCATTTTCATCACAAGATCACAGGTTGTTGTTCACCGCGTTAGCTCCGATCATGTTCGCTGCCGCAAGGTCCCGCACGTTGCCTCCGGGGCAAACACAGCGGTTCAGCTGCCCGATGTTGTTCGAACTTCCAACTGCGAACGTCACACCCCAAGCACCAGCCGTCAACGTGGACGTTACGTTGGAGCTGACCACGTTGCCGTTGCTGCTGACGTAGATGATGTCCAGCTGGATCGTCCCTGACAGCGGGTTCACGATGCCGGCCTGTCCGATACCGTTCATGACGTTGCCAGTGATCGAACAAGCTCCGCTGGTTCCGGCCGGAGACCAGATGGCATGACCCAGGATGTTGCGGAAGTAGTTGCCGGTGATGGCAGTGTAGGTTGCGCTGGCGTAGATGCCAATGCCACCGTTGACGTTGTTCCCGATGCGCCCCAGGTAGTTGCCGACCACCACGTGTCCCCAGCCACTGAGTCCGATTCCTACCGCACTGGTCGCAGCATCGCTGTTCCAGATTTCAACATGGTTGCCGATGACAACGCAATCGTATGTAGACTGGAGTCTGATGCCCCAGGTCCCGCCTCCCGCTCCCATCATCTTGCCTTCAACGTGATTGCCGGTGATGATGTGGCCGGTCCCCAACGCTCTGATCCCTGCCGCACCGACTCCGCCACCTTGGGCTCCGTGACCCCAAACTAGGTTGTTTGAGATCACGTCGTATCCGCCCTCCACCAAGATGCCTTCGCGGTAGAACATCTCAACGCAGATGTTCCCATCAATCACGCATCGCTGCGGGGAACCTCCGCCCACCCAGATGCCGCCGTCGCCGTAGTAACTGATGTTGTTGGTGACGGCGCATTCCCATCCGTTCACTGTGATGTCGAATGCTGTGGTGTAGCCACCACCATTGTAGTAGCAGATGTTGCCATCGTAGACCGACTGCCATGCCGCGCTGTAGATGGCTCCGGCTGAGTTGGTTTGCCCGGTGTCCATGACCAAGTTGTCGTTGACCTGGAACATCGCAGCGCTGGGAGACCAACAGAGGAAACCGAAGTCATGCATGACGGAGATGGTGTTGGACAGGAACTTGAGCGCCTGGTTGTTCAGGAAGTTGAACGGGACCACCAGCGCGTCCCGCGCAAGCGTGAAGTAGTTGTCCTCCACGGTCACGCGCGTGAACCCACCACGCAGATTGATGATGTCGCAATTGGTGGAGTACCCGCCGTTGAACAAGTTGTTCTGGATGTAGATGTCTTCGACAACATCGAAGTCGAACACGTATTCATTGGGGCTTCCGCTAGCGCCGGAGCGCCAGATGTAGTTGCCTTCCCAACGGCTGTTCGAAACAGGCATCCCCAACCCGCCGGTGGTGAACACATAGTCCAGGAATCCGGCCTGAACCTCGTTGCCCTGGAACTTGAACCGCTTGATGCCGGAACCCACATCAACCAGGGCGCAGAACGTGCCGCCCGCGCCTCCGCCGTACGCAAAGAGTGTATCACGCATCGTCACGTCGCTGCACTGGATGTAGAACAGCGGAGCGCCGGTGAACGACCACGACACCATCGAGTTGGATTGCTTCAGATTGGACCGAATGGTCACAGGTGTGTTGATGCTGATCGTCTGCGTCTCCACCAACGGCCCACTGATAACGATCTCCACAGGCGCGTAGCGATGCGGGACCACGCCCCACACGTTGGTGGCCAAGTTGACCCAATCCACCGCCGCCTTCAAGCTCTGGAAGTTGTAGATGCGCGGGTTGCCGGGTCCGGCGAAGCCGACCGGCCCCACGGTCACCGACACGTTCCGGTCACTCTGACTGGTGAAGAACCGGAGATCAGACAGTCCGCTCAGGTTGGCTCCATCGCTGTACACGGAACAGATCTGAACGTATCCGTCCGTGAAAGCCGTTGTGTAGGTCAGGGTGGATACAAGTGCCCCGGTGTCGTCCACATACACGTAGTAGGTTCCAGGCACAGGGAAAGCGAAGCTGATTGGGGAAAGCAGTGCTTCACGAATACACCTGAGACCGCTTCCGTTGTCTTTGGCAATCAGCACGCTTCCGGCTGTGAAGCCCAGTGATGTACCAATCCCAATAGAAGGCTCGATGCCGTAGTTGACACCACATGCGAAGTGGTTGGACTCGATGTCTTGTGCCTCGTTGAGCGACTCCACGATGGACGGATGCGTGAAGTGGCTCATCTGTCCCCACGTAGGCAGCATCACATCGAATCCAGACAGGTTGACCCCGCCCGCTCCGAACGTGTATGGATCCCTGAAGTTGAGATCCGCTCCGCCGTATGTGATGGAGTCGATGATGGCGGTGGCACCAGCAAGGTACAGGGTGCCGTCCAAGTACACGGAGTGCGTGAAGCCGGTCCCGGCTCCCCAAAAGAACGACATGGGAGCGCCGGCAGGCCACGGGCCAGCGCCGGTGACCTCAAAGAACATGTAGCCAGCGCCCTCATAGATGCTGTAGTCATCAAACTGGAACTCTGAGGACGAAGACATGACCAAGTTGCCGATGAGGTCCACGTCGCCGCCGATGTAGGTGTCGCCATCCTCATCGACTCCGAACACCCTGGCAGCCAGCGCGTCCAAGACTGTGATCTGATCCTCGTTGACATCGAGCACATCGGCCGTGACCTGGACCTTGGTGTCACCATGGATGTCGATGCGCGTGATCTCGGACCACGCACTTGCGGTCCACGCGATGACGTGCTGGTCCACCGTGCTGATCTGGCCTGGCAGAACCGGAGTGCCCGGCCCGCCTCCGGTGATGGCGGCGAGGAACAGCACGCCCGGGGTGGTCCGCAAGTCACCGCTGGTCTGGCGCTGGAAAGTCACGCCCAGCTCCTGGACCTTGTAGTCGGCCGGGGTCGTGCTGACGCTTCCGGCCATCTGCCCCAGGAGCCCACCGGTGTCGATGAAGTTGTTGAAGCCATTCCACTGAACGGCGCAGGTCTCAAAGGCTGCAGCTGGGATGTCGATCAGCGGGTTGGTCAACCAGATCTTGACGTTGCGTCCCACGTGGCTGACACCAGGCTCGGTGACACTATTCACGATGACACGAACAAACGCGCCCATGTCGGTCACCAGGTTGGGAGTCCCCAGGTTGCCGATGCTCTCCTTGTACTGGGTGTAGTGCTTCCAACCCGTCCGGGGGTTGACCTCAACGCCGTCCTCCACGATGACGTGACGCAACCCCAGATGGTACACCACGCCCAGGCTGTTCTCGAACAGGATGTTGCTCAACAGCGGGTCGGCCGCGCCGAACTCGATGGTGTATCCATCTCCGCTCGCTCCGGCAAACGCAGCCGTGATCCTCACACCGTCCACGAATGCCGTGGGGATGACCGGCGTGAGCACATCGAAGCTGCCATCGTCGTTGAACACCCGGCTGTGGATGTCGATCTCCCTGTCGCGCAGGTAGTCCAGAAAGCCGGTGCGCAGCTGATCGTAGGGCAGCAGCTTCTTGGAGTACAGGTTCGTGAAAACAGCGCCGGTTCCCATCTCAGACCTCCATCACAGGACCCAGTTGTAGCTCTCTGTGGTCCCGCTCGGCTCGATGATCGCCCAACGGAGCGGTTCACGGAACAGCTCCACGTTATCCACTTCCACGTCGTTGACCAGGGCCACATGAGCCATCTTGCCGTAGGCTGGCACAGGCCCAACGCCTCCCGCCGCGATGACCTGCGTGCTGTCGATGAACACCAAGGCCCCCAACCCTGCGAGCGCCCTGATGCGCAGCTTGTACCAGGCGTCCACAGCGATGGGGAATGAGGCGGATACCAACATGACGTTCAACCCGCCGACCACCCGCCAAAGCTCCACGTTGTTGAGAACGCCGGGGTACACGTTCACGTAGAAGTAGTCATTGATTGACTGCGTGAAGAACCAGAACTGGTGCCCAACGCCTGGTCCCGCCGGTCCAGTGATCTTGAACTTGTGCATCGTGATGATGTTGGTGAACGCCGTGGCTCCCTGGATGGGGATGGACGGGACCTCGATTGACCCGGCCGGGATTCTGAACGTCAGAGCCGTCGTGATCGTCGCCGGAGCGCCGGACAGCGTGGTCCACTTGCCTCGCCCCTCGTTGAACTGGTCCATGAAGTCCACCAGCGAGACTTCAAACCGCTCCGACAGCGGGCGCATGATCTCCAGGACTCGCAGCAGCAGTTCTTCATCCAGGTTGCCATCGTCCATCACACGAATCTGTGAGGTGTACTCATCAAACCGGGTGATGGCATCCCCGATGATCCAGAAGTCGAAGCCGATCTGCTCTTCGCCCAGGATGGTCTCACCGACGATGACACGAAAGTCGAACCAGTTGCGGATGTAGGGTGTCTTGCCCGTCAACAGCCGGATGGCGACCTCCGCCCCCAGCTCAGTGTACAACCGCTTCCAGAGCGCCGCTGCCGCTAGGATGAGCTTGCGTTTGGTGGAGGGTGACAACCTGTCGAGGATGGCGCTGTAGCGGCTGGTGAAGCCGACGATGGCGGCCAGGTAGTCCAGCAGGTCATCCGGGCACAGTTCCGGGTTGATGAGATTGGGGAGTGCCTGGATGCGCGCTTCAACCCAATCGCGCCAGTACTGTGGCCGCTCCAAGTATCGCTTCAGGAACAGACCGCCCGCATCCCGGTCCTGATCACGGATGGGCCGGATGAGCCCTTTGTACAGGTCGAAGGTCGTCATCATCCGCTCCTACGGCACCAGCGTGATCGTGACGGTCCCGATGATGGGCAACTCCTGAGCCGTCAGGATGGTGTCTGTCGCAGGAGTCACCACGATCACGTTGCGCGGCCGGGGGTCCGATTCCATGATGGCCGTCACGATCTTGGAAACCGGGATCAGCTCACCGAACTCCCACTCCCATTCCGTGCTTTCTGTCCCGTCGCTGTTCTTCAGCTTCGCTTCTGGATTGAGCAGGGCTGTCACAGCCGCAACTGCTGACGTGAGGTTCCCGCCATAGACTGTGGCCACGACGTTGATGACCCTGGGTGTGTAGTTGACGGCCACGACCTGCTGGTTCATCACGATGATGCCCCTGATCTTGCGGGCTGTGTCACCGTTGAAGTAGGTTTCCAGGTCGTCCAGCTCATCCGAAGTCGCCAACAGCCCGCCGTTCTTGACCAGCACCACCTCGACCGTCTTGGGGCCAAACCCTCCCTCAATTGCCAAGGCTCTGCTGAACAGGTCGGAGCCATCCGTGGTCTTGTACGACTCCACCAGATCTACCACATCCGGCACTGATGTCGCCTTCCCGAAGTTGCGTAGTGAAGCTGGACCCAGGATCTTGGCCCGCTCCAATCCTTGCGGCGTGCTACCTTCCTTCGGCGCGTAGCCCTCTGCGACACGTGGGTTGCTGACGTCTGCGATGTAGGCCACGCCGCTCCGGTTCACGACGATGGTGTTGGAACCGACGTTGCCATCCTGGTCCTCCATCGTGCGGTAGGTCGCCCTGATGTTGTCGATGCCTGCCGCCGGGACCTTCCCGTTCACACCGTCACCGAACGCGATAGTGGCTCGCCCGTCGCTGTCGAACGTGACCCTGTAGTGCTTGTCGCTGCCGTTGGAGGTGAGGAACGTCGCAACACGGGTCCAGACTTCCTCAATCGCCCCTTCGGTCACGTAGACCATGATGCCGCTGTCCAGGACCGGGAACCGCGCCAGCGTGCACTCCTGGTCCGGCAACCCGGTGGATGAGGCCAGCGGAGCATCCTCCCGGCTCCGACCTTGGACTACATCCGTGAAGGCATATTGTTTGCCGTACTGGATGAGGATCTTGGTCAACGTAGGAGCCACGGGCGCGAACACACTGATGATGCGGAACCTGATCCAGTACGCAGTGATGCCGTTGATCTCGGTCTTGGTCCACCACTTCGTTGCGCTCTTGGGGACCGTGTAGTCCACGTCCCTCAAACCTGGAGCGGCCGTGAAGCTGACGCTCGCGTCAACAGAGTCGTCCATCTCATCCCAATCGCGTCCCACGGTGTAGTCACGCAAGTCCAGCGACGGGACGGTCTGTCCAAGGAATCCGACCGTGTCCACGCGGTTCACGCCGCCGACGTAGGCGCTGGCGATGTCCTGGTACGCTCCAGTCTGGTTACACCTGACGCGGATGGTGGTCCCGGTACGGCTGGCCGTTCCCATCAGTCCGTTCAGTTCCAGCCGGAGGCCCGTGCCGATGTTGGTCACGTTGTCAGGCTTGCCATCGTCCCAATCGCCGTCATAGAACTCCCAGACACCGACAATGCCGGTGGCGGAGCCGATGATGGTGTTGCGCACCTTGTTCCACCCGATGGAAGTGTGCCCGAAGTACAAGATGTCACCAGGTGTGGCTCCGGCTCCCCAAGTCGGAGACCACGGCCCGGCTCCGTTGGCGTTGGCTGTTTCGTCCGTGTAGGCGAGCAGCACACCATCGTAGGCGAAACAAGCGACCAACTGATCCGTCCGCAAGGTTGAGAACAGTTCTGACACCTCATACTCGATGGGTGGCTCCGTCGCCGTCGCCCGCGTGGCGAACACAGCGCCCTTCGGGATGAGGTTGACAGTCGATGTGAAGGCCTGCGATAGCCTGTGGACCAACACAGCATCGGCCGGACTGGTCTGCGCCAGCTGATAGTCGATCAGCGCCAAGAGCGCCACCACGCTGTCACGGAGCCGTGCCGTGGGCAGGAACATCTCGTTGGCCGTGATGTCGAGCAGCACGTTGTTGAGGTGGGTGCTGGCGCAAATCACGGACGCCAGTTGCATGAACGGTTCCTCTGGCGACTCGTCCAGCGACAGCCCCTGGTCCCTGAAGTACTGGATCACGTCTTCAAGAAGCTCTCCATAGTAGAACCCTGACCATTCAAAGGTCGGAACGCTCACTGTGGCCGTCATCTCAGCCCTCCAGAACCCGGGCGGTGCCGAACCGCCCCACCCCAAGCCGCAGGTCCTTGGGTGTCCGTGTCTTGAGGTCGATGTACTGGATCTCGATCATCGCCTCACCGCTGTCGTTGCGTCCCAGGTTGGTGACGATGCGCTTCAGCTTCGCCCGCCCCTCCCGTTGGAACCTGGCAAAGCGCCGCTCGATGTACTCATGGATACGCCCGCGCACGGCTCCGTCGTTGATGTCGAACACGTTGTCTTCACTGATGCCGACGTTCGTGAACGGGTTGTCGCACTCGCAATCGCTCAAGGACAGCGCGATGATCTTGGCCAGCTGCTCGCTCTCATCCTCAATCATCCGTGCCTTCCCGCCGGGACCAGGCAACACGGGAATCTGTAGACCTCGCAGCATCGCCTCACTCCTTGAAAGAGGATACCGCGCCCGGGTCGCCGGACGGAACCCACACCAACTTCCTGCGTGCTTCCTGGGCCCCTTCCCTTGCTACATAGGGCGACCCAGGTGTTGACCTGAGAGGCTGCAGCGCAATGGAATAGCCTGGCATCAAGGTCACTCCACCAGGTGTTTCGTGGAAAGGACTGAAGTTGGCGGTGGCGTAAGTGGCGGCGGTGATGGCGGGCTTGGCGGACCAGGAGCCGCTGTCGGGTGAACATGCCCGCTGAAAATGGGGATCAGAGTGCTGGTGATCCAGTTGACCAGGGTCTCACCCTTGACCAGGTGCTCCGTCGCTCCGGCTCCGACCTTGATGCCTGCCGCCTCCATCTCGATGCCGCTGGCCTTCCACTCGATGTAGTGCCCATCCTTGGAGAGCACCTTCACACCATTGGTGCTGAGCAACAAGCTGTTGCCGCTCTTGTCCTGTAGCAGCGCCTGTTCCTGCCCCTCCGTGTCATCAAACAGCAGGATGTTGCCGGCCGGGGTACGGATGCCGCGCCGCTTCGGGTAGTTGGTCTTGAAGTCATCCGGCAGCTGCTGTGCTTCGTTGTACAGCGCGGCCCGGTAGCGTGCGTTGGGTGCTACCAGTGACGACTCGCCAGGCATCTCATCAGACTTCATGCTGTCGGTCACTTCCAGCTCAACCTGGTCGCCCTCGTCAGGTGGAAAGAACCAGCCAGCCAACTTGCTCGACACGTAGGGGAAGCACGGTTCAATCCAGTAGGGCAACTCACGGTCGGTGCGGACCAGCCCGGGGCATCGAGCCTTGATGCGCCCTCGCTGCTCCGGGTCCTCCACGTTGGTCACAACCCCAATCTGGATCGTCACGTTCCTCATGACTCCAGCACCTTGTTCGCCTTGAACTCCGTCTTGAAGCCCTGGTCTGGAACAAACTTGTGACGGACCATCGTCAGTTCCCAGTTGCCGTCAAGCCGCGCTCCCAGCCCCACCAGACGATGAACTTGACGTGCCTTCAGGGTCTCAATCCCGATCAACTCGCCGGTCCCGGTCACGAAGCTGTTGCGCCGCGCTCTCATCCACCTGCGCGCAAAGTCCAGCGCGTCTGCTGCGCTCGTGAACGGCCTGTCCGATACCACATCGATGGCGTGCCCAGCCGCAGCGATTCGCAGCGAGGTGGCTGATGTGATCTCTTCTTCAACGTGTTGTGTCTCGGTCCCGGCTCGCATCCGGCCGTCCGGCCGTCGTGTTGCCGTGTGGCGGGAGGCCCGGCCCGCGCCGCTCTGGTAACGGGGGTTTGAGCCTGCTTCGGTCGCGCCTTCCTCCGTGATGTACTGCCAGTCGCCGGTCACCCGGTCCCAGTACATCACCTTGACCTCTGCCACGCCGTCGTCCAGGCTGTATTCCGGGTCAAAGCTCAGTAGCGTTGATTGACTCCCGGCCCGGTATCGGAAAGTGTAGATGGGGTCCTGGTTCTCAGGGAACGACCGCCAGTGTAGCACCCACACCTTCCGGCCGCTGTAGTCATAGTCCACCCAGAAGTCACGGCTGTTGACGTTGGCCAGTCCCTGGACCAGTGCATAGTCGCTCATGTCGCGCTTCTGAACCACATCGTCAACCCGGTCGGTGTCGTCCACTTCAGCCAGGAACCCGTATTTGTCCGCGATGTTCCTGATGACCTCGCTGTGAGTCATCTGCGGGAACACCGCGCCCTCTTCATCGTCCTGCGCGCCCCTCCGCTCCGTCCGGCCGTTGCCCACCACCTTGATCTCGCTCCGCTCCCCCATCATCAGCTTGGAGGCATCGAAGCCGGTGATCTCCAACCCAGACATCCCCTCCTGCGGGAACCTGGGCGCATGACGCCACAGCTTAGCACGTCCCAGATGAACAGACCGACTGTATGGGCCGTAGCCTCCCAGGATGTCTACCTCGTTGCCGGGCAGGAACACCTTGTGGGATGTGAAGTCGGGCATCATCTGGTTCTCAGGGTCTGAAGCCTCGCCCAGCACATCGAACTGGTGAGACGGATTCAGGATGTGAATCTTGAGCTTGTCGCACATCCCGACAGCCGTCTCATACTCAACCAGTTGGATGAACCTGGTGATGTCCTGCCAGATCCACTCGCCCTCGACCTCGACCGCATAGAACGGTCCCAGGTCATCCCCGAACATCCGGCCTCCCGGCCCGCTGAACGACATCGCCGCAGCTGGATCAGGGGTCACGAACGGGTTGTTGGGCGACAACGCAATCGTGCGCGGGGTACGGAACCCGGGAACCCGCCCGCGTGGCGGTCCATAGAATGGGTTGACGCTGGACAGGGTCGGCGGCATCAGCTCCATCTCCTGATGCTGTGGCTGATGTAGTCTCGGTTCAGCCGGTTGAAGGCTTGCTGCCGGAGTGTGACGAACGCCTCTGTGCGGACCAGCGGGATGGAGTACGGTTCCACCCTGTCATAGCGGAGGTCACGAGGGTCGGGGCAGATGACCAGTTCGCCTTCGGTCAGGATGGCCTGGTAGGGATGCCGCCTCCGCAACAGGTCGCCCAAGTGCGGGTTCAGGTAGATGGAGCTGGACACGTGTTCGTAGGTTTCGCCGCTCGCCGCTCTGTAGTAGCGCGTCCCAACCGGAGGCGCATTGGGGTCCGACAACTCGATGTCAAATGACGTGTAGCGGCGCATGGTGATGGACAGGACCGCTCCGCGCAGCGAGCCATCATTGCGCAAACTGTCGTACTTGATGCCGCCGATGCCCTCGACCACCACGCGCTCGTTGACGACCGTTCCCCAGACAAACCGGAAGATGTGCGGCCGTCCCAGGTCTGCGTCCGGCTTGATCAGGTCCTTGAGTTGCTTCAGCCGGTCATCGATGTTGTCCTGGCTGTGCTTGGCGAACAGCCGGACCTCGATGCGCACCTGCCGACTCTGTCCGTGGGTCCACTGCGTGATCGGGTCCTCACGGCTCAGCGCGAACACTTCACTGAACGATGTGGAGACTTCCTCACCCACGCTGATGGCGGGGTACTCACCCTCAAACTCATCGCCACCGTCCAGGTCGATGAGCTTCCAATGCTGCTGGTTTCCCGGCTTGCTCATCTCGCGCTCCTACGCCGGTGCCGGCAGGTCGGTTGCCCGAACCACCGCCGCTCTGCGTTGCCACGGTGTCGTCTCAAACCCGGCCCGCTCCCGCGTCTCACGGGTATGCCTGGAGCTAGCAGAGGACACGCAGCGTCCGTCAATGTTGGTCTGCGCCGTGATGTCGAAGTTGGCGTCAACCGTTGGTGCTCCGCCCGGGGTATCCTCCGGCCTTGGCGGAGTAGTCTGCGCCGCCCGCTCTGCCCCGATGGCTCCTGCTGCTGCTGGGAGCCGCGATGGGATCACCATCATCGTCGCCGGTCCTGCCGCCTCGACATATGACTTGGGAGCGGCTGCCTTGTCTAGCGCAGCTTGCCCCTCTTTGATCCTTCTGACTTGATCAATGATTCCTTGGGCTTGTGAAATGCCTCCCAGAATCCCGCTAACCTTGTCCCAGACCCATTGCAGTCCCTGTACGATTCCGGTGATGACCGCTCCGACTGCTTTGAACGCAAGCGTCAGTGCCCCGCCGACCGTGTCCACCAACGGCTTGATGATGTTGTTGTAGACCCAGCCCAGCACATCGAAGATGCCCATCACCACGACCTTGATGGCCTCAAACGCAGGCTTGAGATTCTCCCACAACCACTTGCCGATGGCAGAGATGACGCTGAAGATGGGCTGGAGAATGGACCAGATTGCTTGGAGCACCCCGTACACGAATCCCATCAGGACTCGACCGATCTCCCAGACGGCCGCAAGGATGGGTCGCAACACTGTCATGATGGTGTTGAAGGCGAATGAGAGGACATCGGCCAACCAACTGAACTCGTTGATCAGCCATGCCACCTTCTCACCAACCCAACCAACGATGGTTCCCACGAACGCAAACACTTCACCAAGGAAGCTGAAGGCGTCCGACAGGATGCCCATCAGGGATGCCAACCCTTCCCTGATTCCGTTTACGAACCTCATCGTGAAGCCCCAAACAGCGTTCAGGATGGCGAACACACCGCTGAAGATGCTGGCGAGTCCGTTGGCCAGCCCGTAGATAGCCGCCCGAATCGAAGCGCTGAGGATGTTCCACTGCTCGGCTAGACCGACCGTTAGCATGTTGAGAACGCTGCCAAGGTTCTGGACCACGGTCATGATGAAGCCGAACGTCTGCTGGATGGCCGGGATGAGCGCTTGCGTGAACAGGAAGGTCACGCCGTCTGCGATGTCGAGCAGGATGCCACTCACCAGACTTGCGAAGCTACGCCACCAAGCCAGGATAGACTCGCCGCTGGTGGTGAAGACAGACACGATGTTGCTCCACACCGCCGACAGCATGTCCGCAAAGCTGATCACGGCAGGCATCAGGACCTCGCCCAGCTGCCGACCGAACTCAATGACCGGCTTCAGGATGGCTTCAAAGACAGCCAACGCCCTCCGGCCAAACTCCACGGTCATGTCCTTCATCCGCAGCAGGGTGTCGGTGACTGAGTCCCCATCTTCCCTGGCGGCGAGGAAGAACACACCAAGCGCCGCTCCTACGATTGCGAGGACAGGCAGGAGTGCGGTCATAGCCATCAGCAAGCCTCCCGCTCCGCTGATGATATTGACCAGACCGCCTGCGATCATCCCCACCCACTTCAAACCCATCATCAAAGGCATCAACGCCGCTGCGGCCATCGTGATGACTGTGACCCACTTCATGATCTGCGCCGTATCGGTTTCCCCAAACACGCCGCCGATCTTATCAGCCATCTCGCTGAATGCCGACTTCACGGACGCCCAAGCGGAGCGGAGCGTGTTGAACCCGTACAACACGCCCAAAGCCATCTGAACGGTCGTGCGTCCAAACTCTTGCTCAAGCGCTGTGACGTCGATGATGCCGGATGAGGTATCCTTGAGCCTGTTCAGCGTGTACAGGAACTTGTTCAGCGCCCCTACAGCATTCAGGACGGCCCCAGCCATCGGCTTGAGGAAGCTGACGAACATCGTGATGCCCAATCCCTGGAAGCTGGACCTGAGCAGTTTGATGGCACCTTCCAAGTTGTCCAAGCGCCTCGCCGCCATTGCTGAAGCCGCACCGACCTTTCGGCCGTACTGGTCTGTCATGTCTCCCGCGTCTTGTAGCTCCGTCGTCAGCGCCCTCAGCGCGTCCGTTCCCTGCGCTTCCAATGCTCTGAAAGCGCGTGTGCCCGTATCCCTGAACAGCGTGAACAACAGCTGGTCACGCTTGATTGGATCTTCGATGTTGGTTAGCGCCGCTGATACGTTGTCCACGATGTCAGCAATGGGTCTGAGGCTCCCGTCCGCGTTGCGGAACGATAGGCCAAGCTGTGTCGCAGCCTTGGCGGCACGGGGCGTCATGGTCAACAGCCCCTTCAGCATCGCCTCCATCGCCGTTCCCGATTGACTCGACTGAAGGCCAGCGTTTGACATCATGCCCATCGCTGCGGTAGCTTCCTCAAACGACACACCGGATGAGGCTGCCATCATTGCGACGTATTTGAATCCCTCGCCCAGCCCTGAGATGGAAGTGTTCGTGCGAGCCGAAGCCAAGGCCAGCACGTCAGCGACTCGCTGAGAATCTGACATCTCCAAGCTCATGCCGCGCAACACGGTAGTGATGATGCTGGCGGCTTGCTCAAGCCCCATCCCTTCGGCCGCTGCCGCTCCCAACACGCCGCCGATGGCGTCGATGGATGCCTGCGTGTCGAAACCAGCGCGTGCAAGAATCTCCAAACCTTGCGCAGCTTCCGTCGCTGTGAAGACAGTTGAGATCCCCAGTTCCATCGCCGTGTCGGCTAGCCGCTTCATGTCGGATTCCGATGCTTGCGACACCGCCGATACAGCGCCCATCTGTGCTTCAAACTTGTACGCCGAACGGGCCAAGTATCCTAGCCCGATTCCGACCGGCAGAAGCGCCATCCCCAGGCTGGAGAAACCAGAAGACATCGTTGCGATGGAAGCCTTGGCCCGCATCGCGCTGGCCTGAAGTCCCTTGAACCCCAGATTCGCCTTGTTCATCCCCGACAGCGCTTGTGTGCTGTCGAAGGTTAGGACTCCGCCCAGTCCGATGGTCTCATACGCCATGACCGCCTCGCCGCTTCGCCAAGCTGTCTTGCCGTGATCGTTCTGCGCTCTTGACCTCCCGCTTCCGCTGATCGATCAGCCTCTGGAGCAGCCCATGACGCCAGGCAGGCGTCATTGACTCGATGTCCCCCAGCGTGACGCTCGTGTTGTACGTCAGCTGGAAGACTTCATCCATCAGCTCTTCCTCAGTGGAGACTGGGAGGGCATGGAGAAAAAACCCTCACTGGCCCACTCCAGCAAGCCGAACATCTCGCTGGAGCACCGCTCGCAGCGCGACTCGATGAGCATCCGGGGTCCGGGGCTGTTGTCCTCGATGGACTTGGAGATCAGCTCCACGTCCCACTTGGACATCTCGTCCACATCCGCATCGAACAGTACCGGAGGCCCGTCCAGTCCCTCCGCCGTGACCAGAGCCGCCTTCAGCATCATGATCTGCCGCAAGCCCTCGTCATCGAAGCGGGAGACATCAAGCTGGCCCCAGACGGGAGGCTGGAGTGTCAACGACCGCCGGACCTGTCCTCCAATCTTCACGCCGTCCCGTAACTCCAGCGGCCAGGTCAACTGCTTCGTGTCGGTTGCGACCTCGACCTCCAGCGTGTCCAGGTCCCCAACGACCTGTTGTGCGTTCCGGCAGGCCGGACACCGCATCAACAGCGGGAACTGCGGACCCAGCGCCGCATACCTGATGTACAGGTAGGCGTACAGGATGTCTGCGAGGTACGCTTGCGAGAACACCAGCTTGCGCGTTCCCTTGTCCTCCATCGAAGCTACGTTGTGCGGCCCGAACTGCTTGACCAGCAGCGACATGGCAGCTTCCACGTAGGCTCCGACGCCGGAACCAGGACGGCGCATCTTGGCAAGCTCCCGCTCCTGCTTCATCTGGTACGGGATGAGGTCCAGAGCCTTGTCCAGAGTGCCCGCCGAAACCACCCCCACGGGTAGCTGGGAGCCCAACTGAGCCAACGTCTGGATCTTGTAGCGGGTCGGCTTCGTGTTCTTCATGGTCAGCCTCCAAATGCCCGGTCAACGCCGGGCTTGTGAGACGGGACCGTCACCCGGTCTAGCTCGCCGGGATGACCTGGTCGGCCTTGAACGTCAGCTCCAGTTCCTGCATCTCCCCCTCGTTGGCCATCTCCGCACCCGGAATCTTGCGCTTGGAGATGTACAGGCCCATGAGGGTGTAGCTGCGGGGAACGCCGAAGCCCACGCGCTCGTACACGAGGGTGCCGACCTTCTTGTACAGCGGGTGCACGGGGTCCTGGCCCTGGACGTACCAGGCTTCCACCGCCGCCACTTCCACGTCGTGGTGCATCGGGAGGGTCGCCGTGAACTCCAGTGCCTTGCGCTGGCCACCGCTCGCCGTGGTCTTGTCCGGCAGGTCCACGGTCTCCAGTTCCTCATCGATGTCCCCGATGGTGGTCAGGGTCAACGGCGGGAGTCCCGCCACGATGAGCTTCCCCTTGTTCTTGGGGATGTGATTCGGTCGGATTGCGCCCTTCATCTTGTCACTTCCTTTCCCATCTCATCCGACTCGCTTGAGCATCCCCTACGGGATGCCGCCCGGGGCCAGCAGGCCGGACACGGCCAACGCGATGCGGTTGATCGCATCGCTCGCCGTCAGCGGAACCGCCGCCGCCCAGACCACGCCCAGACCGCCGGTCAGCGTGACCGGGAGGCCCGTGAGGTTCACCTGGTCGCCACCGGCCGGATTCTGGTGCGAAGCCGCGTGCGCCGTGGGGGTCCGCGCATTCGACAGGCGCGCATCATCGCCCGCGCAAGCATCCGTCGCGCCCGCTCCCAGAGTGCGCAGCGACGGGGTTGCCGCGATGGCGCCGCTGGTCACCCAGGAGTCCAGCTTGTCGGTCGCTCCCGTCTTGGGGATGACGTTCACCGCCGGGGTTGCCGTCGCCACCTGGTCCGCTCCGCCGTGCTTGTGCGTCGAAGCGTGGGTGCCCGGGAGGCCCGTGCTGGTGACGTTCTTCCAGGTGCTGGAGTCGCCATCGTACAGCATGAGGCTCGGCACGGAACCCGGCCCGGCCGATTCCTTCACGACGTACAGATCGCCATCCTCCATCCCCGTGGTGGGCAAGTCGCCCGGGACGGAGACCACACCCCTGATCTTGATCCAGGCCGCCAGCACGTCGAGCAGGCTGGCCAGATCCTTGCCTTCCGCACTGCCTCCCTGGGTCAGCCCTCCGCCGCCCTCGAACTGCTTGGCGTCCAGCGGAAACCCTGTCGCATTCCCTCGTGCCATGTTCCTTTCCTCCTGCCAGCGCTCCCGCGCCGCCTCATTCCTTCGTGACCCGTTGCGTCACGGTCGTTGCCGAACTGGGAACGGTCCCGGCGTTGTGGTCGGCCAACAGCTGGTTGAACTGGGCCGTCAGGTCGTTGACCTGGTCGATGAGCGCCCCCAGGACCTCGTACAGCGGGTCAGGCTGGCCATGGCTCTGATCAAGTCCGGCTCCGCCGTCGCCCAAGTACCTCTTCAGCTGTTTCGCCGCCATCTCAACCTCTCACTTCGGGGCGTGGCAGGTCGTGCGTCTGCCACTCAACTGCCACGTCATCCACCACGCCCCATCCTCCCGTACAGGCTAGCCGCTGAACACGGCTTCGAACACGCCCGCCTTGCCGATGCGGAGCACCAGCCGCTCGGTGACGTTGGCCAGCCGCAGCTTCATCTCCGCGATCTTGTCGCCCGCCGCCCTGCTGATCGGGGTGTTCACGCCGCCGTCCATCTTGATGATGCACGACTCCTTGAAGGGGAAGTCGTTGTCCAGCGCCCGCTTCTGGTACTCACCCCAGAAGTAGGCGTACAGGGCCGTCAGCACCGGCTGATCGCTGATGCGGTCGTTGATGTCGAAGATGGTCCAGTCGAAGTTTTCCCGCAGCGTATTGATGTAGTGGGACATCTGCTCCCGCTGGTGCTTCCACTTCCACGACCCGTCCAGGGACAGGGTCCGGTCGCCCCAGACCACATAGTCGGCGCGCACCTTCTTGATGACGCCGATGCCGGCCGGGTTGAGCCGCTCCTCATCCAGCCGGTCGGCCGTCGTGAGCTTCTTGATCCGGGGCAGGGTCACGGTGGTCCCGGCCTCCGCCTTGTGATAGCCCTGGTACGCACCGGCCACCTTGGCTTCCCGGCCCATCACCATCCCGACCGTGGGGATGAGCTTCAGGATGTCGGGAGCATCCGGGTCCACCACGTACCCGTAGCTGGGGAAGGTGACCACGCTGAAGTCGTTGCGCCCCAGCGTGTTGTTGACGTGGTCCATCGCGTTCTGCTCGGTGACGACCGTGTACGGGATCTCCTGGCGCCATTCGTAGCTCTGCGCCTCCGCATAGGCCATCCCCTGCTTTTGGACCGCCGTGCTGGTCTTGCCGGGAGCCGCCAGCTTGACCAGCCCCTTGTTCTGCCCGCGCAGGTCGTTGAAGTACGACGTGTTGGGGTCCAGTGCCGGGAAGTAGTGGGTGTCGGTGATCCCCGCGATGCCGTCGTACCCGCCCATCAGTTCCTGCGGGGCCAGGATCTGCGAGATGTCGCCCGCGATGGCCGCGCCGGTCATGTCCCCGATCACCGTGATGGTATTGACCGTGTTGTCAATGATCGGGAACACCTTGGTCAGCACCGACAGCTTGGGGAACACCTTGCCGTTCTTCAGAGCGCCGGGCTGAAGCGGGGCGTAGTTGATCGTCACCACGTCGCCCGGTGCCAGGACCGTCGTGCCGTTGGTGATGGTGAACGGCGGTAGGAACGGCGTGTTGGGCGTGAAGGCTGCGCCGATGGCACCGGCCGGTCCCAGCGATCCGAACCTGGCGCTGACGGCGGTGAACGCCGGGAGCACGCCCACCGTACAGGTGATCGTGTCTTCCCACTTCATCGTGGAAGTCAGCGCCCCCAGCGCCACGACCGGGTTGGGGTTGAGCGGCCCGGTCGCCGCCCACCAGAACGGGTTGATGGTCAGCAGGGTCGCCGTGATCGCGTTGACGAAGTGGCAGAAGCCGGGACGGATGTCGGAGGACACGCCGCCGGTCCAGATGTTGGTGATCTCGACCTCCCAGTTGTCGGTGTCGTCGGTGATGACGTTCTTGTAGTAGCGCGGGTCCACCGGGCTCATGGACAGCTTGTCGTAGACCTTCACGGCCGCGCCGTCCACGTAGATCTTGATCCAGAAGCGGTCCAGCGGCTCCGCTTCATCGTTGCCCAGCTCGATGCTGATGGCCTTGCCGTCGTTCTCCCGGTACAGGTTCCAGCCCAGGTCGGCCGGGGGAGGCGTGCCCAGGTCGGTCAGCATGTTCTGGTCTGACTCGATGGTGACCACGCCCGCCGACGTGTTGCCCAGGATCTTGTAGACCTTGGTCGCCACGGCGTCCAGCTTGATGTAGCCGCCCTTCCATTCGTCCGTCAGCATCGTCGTGCCGGTCGTGAGCGTCGTGGCGGTGTAGTCACCGATGACCACACCGACGTTCTTGCCCAGAATCTTCCCCCAGCCACCGTGCTTGCCGCCGCTGTACGCCTTCAGGGTGGCGACCGGAACCCGGGCGAGTCCCGCCGTCATCCGGCGAGCGTACAGCGTCAGCATCGCCTTGACTTCCGACCCGTCCGTGATGCGGATGAGGTGAAGCTCGCCCGCTCCCTCACCGTGGTCCCAGAAGTCCTGGCAACAGTCCGGCACGGCAGACTCGGGAATCCGCCCGCCGCACTTGCGGGTGAAGTCCCGCTTGCCGAAGGTGGAGATGAGCTTGTTGGTCGGCCCGCGCTCCAGGACACCGGTGAAGCCGGTGACACCCAGGGCAGCCTCCTGGATGGAACGCTCCGCGTCCATCTCTTCCACTCGAACACCGGCTCCACGGATCGGACCATACACCCTTGTCATGTCCCTTTCCTCCTGCCGCTACGGGGTGACTGGGATGTCTGTCTCCAGATCACCAACCAAGCGAATCCTTCGCACCGGCGACATGCCTGACGCCTCTGTTTCGGCCGGTCGCAGGTAGCTGAGCACGCCCTTGATCTCTGCCGTGACCTTCGATGTACGAACGCCGCTGAGGCTGGGGTCCGACGTGTCCTCAAACTCTGACAGGATCTGAACCCGGTACTGCTCATCCAGCCCTTGGGAGACCAGCATCGGATTGTTCTCAAAGTAGCTCAACACGTCCTCATTCATCCGCAGCGCGTCCACCCCTGTGGGCGACAACCCGATTATAGCGAATCTGAGGTCTGTGTAGTACGGAGGGTGAAACAGGACAGTCCGTCCTGTCGCCCGGTCGAACACCCCATCGGTGAACGCCAAGCCTCGTGAGCCGACCTCGTGGAAGTCCTCAAGCACGATGGTCGGGACCGCCGCCAGGTTCTTGTAGTCTTGCCCCTGGATGACCACGACCTTCGGCTTGTACAGGAACCGGACCCACGCCCGGTTCCCGGCCGCGATGGAGCCTGAGAGCGTGATCACCTTGGTCCCGGGGTTGTAGCTGACCTTGAGGTCGTTGAGGTGGTCTGGATCCAGCGTGTTGTTGAAGACGCTGTCCACGTCCGTGATGTCGAAGCCGCTGTCCAACGGGAAGCTGTTCAGGTTGATGGTCGATGCAGTGGCCGGCATATCGATGGGGAAGTCCGCCAAGGACCGGATCGCCGCCTTCATCGAGCGGACCAGCGACCTGTAGATGATGTCCTCCCAGAAGTAGATCACTCCGTTCCAGGCAAGCTTGACCCAGTGTAGCTGCGGGGTGTAGCGCCGGTCGGTCGTGCTCAAGTTCACCACCACCCGCAACGTCCTGGATGGGAACGTGGCGATGTGGGCGTTGATGTCGGCCTCCGTGTTCCAGTCGGTCGCCCCTGCCGTCACCCACGCGGTCCCGCTCCAAAACTTGTGGTTGGTACCGTCGTGAAGCCGAACACGATGGGACGTGACCGCCGCCTCCGCAACGTACTTGTGAAGCACCCCCACGAGCAACATGTACCAGGACTTCCAAGCGCCGGGAGCCGTGGCCTTCGACATCACGTACAAGCCGGTGTCGAGGGGGTATCGGCCGGAGTCGTCAGGGACCAGACTCACGACGTTGAGGACGCTGTCCAGTTGAATCTTGGTAGGGTCCGACAGTGTGATCCAGCCCCTGTCTTCCTCTGCGAACGTAAACACCTTGGGTAGCAGTTGCGTTCGCATTACATACCACCCATCGCGTTGGCGATGCCTCTGTTCCAGTTGTTACGCAACACAGCGAGTAACGCCGCATCACGGAACCTGTCGTGAATGAACGGCCGCGACGGGATGCGGATGACGGAGCCTGGAACCATATCGATGAACTGGGTGGCTCCGTTCCTCGACATCCTCCGGTACAACTCAATGGCCCGTGGGCTCACGAGTCCGGCCGGGTCAAACTTGCCCAGGAGTGCCAAACCAATGAACTTGAACATCTCCGACATCGCCCGGCTGACCGTGATCGTTGCGCCGTCGTGGACCGTCTTCACCGTGTTGTAGGCTCCGCTGGTACGCAGCACTCCCACAAAGTAGGTCGATGGAGCGAGCCTTCGGTGCGTGATGGACTGGAACAGCTGGCCTCTGTCAACCAAGGGCTTCGATGAGCCCTTGATCATCTCCGTCAGGCCTGCGTTCTTGGCATAGGCTCCCCGGGAGATGCCGGCCCGAATCTCACGCGCCATGATCAGCGCGTTGATCTTGGTCAGCCGGTCGGATGCCGCCTTGAGCTTCGCCTGGGATGCTGGCGACAGCTTGCGCAAGTAGCGCGACCAGCCTCCCGTGAGGATCAGTTGCATCAGCCGTTCTCCACGACTGGCGCACGATCACGGAAGTCGCACTGCCATAGTGAGTGACCGCCCTGGTCGGGGTAGTGCCCTCTTGGCTTGACGCCGACGATGTACAGCTTCATCGAGGTCAGCGTGCCGATCCTGGTGATCCGGTCCCGCCTCGTGGGAGTGTAGCCCGCCGCGTCGCAGTCCACCTTCCTGAACAGCAGGTAGCCACTCTCAACGTCCTGGAGTCCGGCCTGAGTGGGCGTGTCGCCGTCGTGCGTCGTCCACTTCACCTGCGCTTGGAGGTTGTAGGACACGGCCCGGTTGGCTTGCCGCACCGGCTCACTCGCATCATCATCGTACACGGTCGCAGCAGTGTTCAACCGCTCGACCGTGACCGGGATGGGGTGGATGAGGCGCGGCATCACCATGCTACACAGCCCACTCGTAACTCTCAGGAACCGCCATTGCCAACGGCGCACGGTACATCGTGATGATCTGGGCGACCTCCGGGTCACCGACGATGCCCAGCATTCCTCCGGCCGCTCCGCTGGCGATGGCGTATTCGATGGAGTGCCCGTCCGTGGTCTCCTTGGCGACCGGCCCGCCGGGAACCGGAGGCGCAGGGAAGCCGGAGTACATCGGCATCAGAGACTTGGAGATGAGCTTCATCACGGCCCGTTTGATCATCAGTGGCGTGGACCCATCCGGCTCCAAGTAGCCGAACGTGCCGATGAGCTTCTGGTTCCGCTGTCCCTTGGAAAACAGCGGATAATCCTCCCAGTACGTGCCCGCAAAGATGTCGCGTTTCTCATGCTTCATCTTCAGCCTGGGATTGGGCCTGTCGTCCGGCAGCGCCCGGCCGTTGTACACTTCGTAGTACATAGGGTCCAGCACCGTCGTGAAGTCTCCGTTGATGTACAGGCCGGTGATGGTCAAGATGGGGATCGGGAGGAACAGGATGTCTGAGCTGTTCCCATCAACCAGAAGCGTCAACGACCTCGACTCAAACCATTGACGGCAAGCCTTGTCGATGAACTGGCTCCAGGTGTTGATGGCTGCCTGAAGCTGAACATCGCTGGGGCCTGCAGGCGGGACTGGGATGCCCTCCGCCCGCGCCTCTGCCACCGTGATGTAGCCCATCGATCAACTCTCCTGTCAACTACGGGATGGGAGCGCCCGTATGCGCCACGATTGCCGCTGCCATCCTGTCGAGCGCCGCCTTCACATCAATCGGATCGGGATCCACCCAGTTCGCCCCGACCAAAGGCGTGTACTTGAGGTGTTCAGCCTTCTGGTACACGCTGATCGTACCACCGCCACTCAGCGTTCCACTGACCCAGGAGTTGTAGAGGTCCAGTTTGCCCCCGACATCCACCACGTAGCTCCCGATGAGCGCTGAGTAGTACGCGATGATCTGGGCATTCGCCGGAATGGTGAAGCCTGACGAACCGCCACGGACAGCACGGAGTTGAAGCGCGGTCCCGTTCATCGTGACGATGTTCAGGAGACTCCATGTGAAGTCCGGCGTCCGTGTCGCAGTGCAAAGCACCGACGTTCCCTTCAGCGTTCCAAAACCGTAGGGCATGTTGGCCGCTTCGTTGGTCTCGATGATGTTGAACGCCGCGCCTGTCTTGAAGCCGCCGATGTCGTTGATCGAAAACTGCGTGATGTTGCTGATCGTGAGACCACCACCGAACTTTGTCCAGTCACCGTTGAACGACGGGTAGGTCATGTTGCGGAACAACGCACTTGCCGTCGTCGCCCAATAGCAGTTGTCGAAGAAGAAGTTGAACCCGAAGTAGTTGCCGTTGGCAGCCCCCACCATCTCCGTTGGCTTGGTGAACTGGATGTTCTCCATGTGAAGATCATAGAAGTTGGCGTTGTTGGCGTTACACCGGAGTGCCAGACCTGCCGCCGGATTGATCTGCGTTTGGAGGCGCGAACCCTCCCCGATCATGATCAGGCTGACCAGGTGCGAGTCCTCCAACACAAGGTTCTCGGGATACACACCTGGTGCGATGCGAATCGTGTAGGGGTTCGATTGCGAACTGTCACCCCTGGCGATGACAGCGTTGATTGCCGCCTGGATGGTCTTGAACGGACGGTTCTGGGAGCCGGTCTGGGTGTACGTTTCCGTCCGTCCCATGTCCACGTAGAACGTCTTGGAACTGGAGGGGTCGATCAGAAGTCGGACATCATCGCCCGCGCAGGCATCCGTGGCTCCGGTCCCCAATCGTCGCCTTGATGGCGTTCCCGCCACTGCGTCTGCCGTGACCCAATCATCAATCACCGGAGCCGCCGGAGCGGAAGGGGTCTGTGGGATCGCATCGTTCGCCGGAACTGTGGCCCCCACTTTGTCAACCCCTGTGATGTGCGTACTTGCGTGGTTGGCCGGGAGGCCCGTGCTGAGCAAGTTCATCCACACTGACGTGTCGCCGTTGAAGATGTACGCACCCGGCGGTGTTCCCGGGCCAGTCGTTTCACGGACAGCCATGATCCAGCCGTCCTCAGCATCGCTGGGCAAGTCAGCCGGGGTGTTCACAACACCACGGATCATCACCCAGCGTTCCAGGTTGTTGAGCAACTCCTCCAGACTGAAATCGTCATCCGGCGAGCCTCCCCGCGTTAGACGGGAACCGCCCGCGAATGCGTTGAACGGCAGCGGAAACCCTGTTGGATTGGTGCTCATCGTTCTCTCCTGCGGGGCCGTAGCCCCTGAACCCAGCTATTCTACCGCCGCACCAGGCTCCGCGTTTGCCTGTCAAAACGCCGCCAACCCAACTTGTCGAGATTCACACGGACCATAGGGACGCTGTTGCCACGGTAGATCAAGAGCGACAACAAGACATCGTCGGCTTGACAGTCCAACCGCTCCCCAACGATGTGTTCCCCATCCTTCACCAGCTCAGCCCGATAGACCAAGCGATGGAAGTGGCGCGGCAGAGACAGCGTGTGAACCACACCATGGTCGATGAACCCGATTCCGGTGATGGCTGACTGAAAGGCAGGATCGGCTTCAGCGTCGTGCCACTGGCCTGCTTGGACGCTGTCCTCCAGGTCGAAGTGAAGGGTGCGTCCGTCGTTGACGTTGACCCTCAACACCGGAGGCTCAGCGCCTGGACCGCTTGTCCGTGCCGTCCCGGTGTTCCGGCTCCGGGGTCGGTTCCGGCTTGGGCTCCACCTTCGGCTCCGCCTTGGGCTTGGGCTCCACCGCCCGGGGCACCGCCTGCTTCACCGGCTCCGGCACCAGGATGATGTCGCTGGCCTTGGTCTTCAGCTGGACCAGTTCCGCCTGCTCCGGCGACAGGTCGTACAGACAGTGGGGAATCAGGGTGAAGCTCAGGCGCTTTCCCTTCGACTCGCCCTCCACGTCCAGGTTGGTCGGCCCCATGTAGCGGATGCGCATGGCTCACCGTCCCTTCTTGGCAACGGGCTTCTTGCCGCCCGCCGCAGGCTTGTTCACAGGGGTGACCACAGGCATCTCCTTGGTCACCGGGGGTTCCTTGGCCGCAGGCGCTGTGGGCTGCGGCTCCTGGTGTACGGGGATGGGGATGGGAGCCGGATGCGCATCCTGAGTGGCCTGCGCAACGCTCGGTTGGACTCCCGGCTCCGGCGTAGCTTCGGACTGGAACCAGGGGTTGTCCTTGACGCGCTTCCACACCTCCGCATCGAACACGCCGACCGGCGTGTCCAACGGGAACATCTGGCCGTTCACCACGTAGGTGCGGCCCATGATCAACTTCGCGGTCCCGAACATGCGCTTCATCTTGTCCTCCTATCCTTCGATCATCCCGCCGCCGCCAGCTGACACGTACAGCCCGCGAAACTCCGAAGCCCGCACCATGGCTGCGATCTGCGACGGCTCCGGCGGGTCACTCCAATCGTTGGGCACGTTCAGCACGAGGATGCGGTCCACTCCCCAGTCGTTGTCCTCGTCTGAGGCCGACTGGAACAGTGTGACCATGTAGGCGTACACGACCAGTGCGCGACGGGTTGTGATGATCGTGATCAATTGCGGCATGGCGAACCTCCCTACATCGTCCGCTGATGCATACCGGCAACCACGTGGATGCCGATCAGCTCATCGAGGCGCACCATGGTGACGACCTCGGAGACAGCAGGCGGAATGGCCGGTGTCTCCGTGTTCAGCAACAGGATGCGGTCCACGCCCCAGTCGTTGTTCGGGTTGGATGCGGCCTGTTTGATCGTCTTCATCACGCCGGTTGTGTTGAGCGTCCGGCGAGTCGTGACGACCGTCAGTGGAGATGGCATCATGGCCATAGCTGCGGCCTCCTGTTCGATTGTCTTGTTTGGGGGAGCGGAGCGAACGACCGGCTTGGTTGAGGGGGTAGTCTCCAGCCGGTCATTCGCTCCGCCATGAGGTAAGCATCAGGGGTCGCCGGAGCTAGACGCCGGTGCCGACGTTGACGCCCTTCACCAGCGCGTCCGTTTCCTCGAACTTCACGTCCACCTTCATGGTGATGACGTACTGGTTGACGCGCTTGTAGATGTCGCGGTCCCGCTCCATGCGGATGTCGCGGCCGATGGCGACGATGAAGTTGTTGGGATGCGTGAGCATCAGCTGCGGCTGCGCGGAGTAGGTCACCTTGACGTTCGCTCCGGCCGCCAGCGCACCGCCCGCCTTGGCGTTGATGGTGCCGTTGGCGTAGTCCACCTCATAGTCCGTGTTGAGGATGTACTTGGTCGTGGGCGTGCCGGCCAGCGTCTGGAGCGTCACGACCTCGGAGCCGGACACGATGGGCTTGTAGCGGAGCGCCACCGGGACCGCCGGGGGTGCCGCGCCCAGGGTCTTGTGCTCCACGATCTTGGGCTGGAACGGGAACAGCGGGGCCACGACCATCGGCACGCCGAACGGCGTCAGGATGCTCTCCGTCTGGAGGGCCGTGTCGCCCGCGCCGGTCGCCCGGGTGCTGACCTTCTCGCGGTACAGCTGCTCCAGGTCGGGCGAGATGTAGAACCGCAGATCCGCCCGGTTCCGCCGGAACTTGGTCGGCATCTGGTTCAGCATCCGGCTGAACACGGTGGAGCCCACGTTCGCCCCGGCAGCATCGTAGATGTGGCCGGTGTCGGAGCCGCGCAGCCAGCCGTCGAACAGCGCCATGTAGGCGTCCTTCACGTACTGGACCGCGCTCCCGCCCTCGATGTAGTCGCCCTCCAGGATGGCCGCGCCCAGCAGGTCGCCGTTGATGTACAGGTCCTCCAGATCGTTGGCCACCTGCTTCGCCATCATCTGGATGATGTGGGTCTCCAGCGCCGGACCTTCCAGGTTGATCTCCAGCACGCTGTCGCTGATCTCGAAAGGCACGATGATCTCGCGCGGCTGGAGCACGATCTTGCTGGTGGTGATCCCGCGCCGGTTCGCCGGGTCACGCGCCTCCGACGCCGGCATCGCCACGCGCTTGGCGAGGCCCAGCTTGTGGATCTCCAGCTGCTCCGCGCGGAACCGGACCACCCGCGCGTTGTTCTTGAGCATCGACTGATCCACGATGTAGTCGATGAACTTGTCGGTCTGGTCCGGGTTCAGCTTCCCGGCCGACGCCAGCGCGTCCGTGGCGATCAACGCCTTCTTCACGCGCTCCGACTCGATCAGCTCCTGGTTCGTCGTTCCGCTCATGTTCCTGACTCCCTTCCTTCATCTCCCAGGGTTGGCTTCCCGCCACCCATCACTCCACGGCGTGCTCTGGTCGCCAACCCTGGCTACCCGAACAGAACGTCGTGGAACATCCCGTCCCTGCCCCCGTCCGTGCTCTTCTGGACGGCGGTGCCGTCCGTGGGAGCCGCGTTGCCGGGCAACCGCGCCTTCTCCAGCGTGTCGAGCCGCTTGGTCAGCTCCACCAGCTGGCCTTCCAGTTCCTTGTTCTTGGACAGGGCCGACTCCCAGGACGCCTTCATCTGGCCCTGTTCCTCCGGGGTCATCCCCTTCACCGGCTCCTGCCCGGCCTGGGGGCTGGGGAGCGCCGGTTCACCGCCCACCACGCTCTTGTTCTCCTGGGAACCGGCCGCGCCGCAGGCCTTGGCCAGTTCGTCCGCCATCGCCGGATCCAGCTCCTTGATGAGCTTGAGCAAGGCCATCAGCCCTTCCTTGAACGCGCCCTTCCGCGCATCCGTGAACTGCTTGCCCTTGAGTACAGTCTCGGCGCTGTCGAGCACTTCCAACCCGCCGTCGTCGTGGAACTCGACCGTGATGGACTTCTTGGCCGGGACCGTCGCGCCCGCCTTGGCGGCCAGATCGTCCGCGCTCTTGCGCAAGCCCTCGACCAGCTTGGCGCCATCGTCCTTGCCGACCTCCGCGTTGGGGATGATGGTGTTGAGGCCCTTGGCCAGCGCGTTGATCACGGTCAGGGGCTTGCGGACGCCCCATGAGAGCTGCTGGAGCGCCTCCAGCTTCTCTTCCAGCATGTCCGGCTCCATCGTCATCGCCCCACTGGAGACATCGCCCGCCAGCTTGGCGATGGCGGCCAGCTTCTCGGCCAGGATGGCCTCATGCGTCGGGGCTTGCTTGGTGACGGGCTGCGTCGTCGGCGGGTCACCCCCTGGCGGGATCACTCCGGCCTGCGGCGTCTGCTTCACTTCATCCTTCTTGTCGCTCATGGCTTCCTTTCCTCCACCGTCCCTCTTGATGACCAGGAACTGTTCCTCATTGGCCGGACGATCCACCAGTGAGACTTCTTGGACGTCAATCTCCAAAAGCCTCTGTCTTGCTTCGTTCATGTTGACTTCCTGGGTCGGCATCGTCCAGCGCTCCAAGCTCGCTGGTAGAGTATAACCCGGTTGTGACTTGGAACGGAAGATGTTGGAGTGTTCGGGTGCTAGACGCTAGCAGGCTTGGAGGCTCTGGCCACTCCGCCGATGCTGAACCCGGTGATCAAGCCCGCCTTGACCTCCGCCCAGATGGTATCGTCGTTGACCTTCACGGTCATCACCCAGGAACCCTCCGGCACGGTCTTGCCGACGATCATCATGGGCGCTGGAGCGATGTAGCTCTCAACCACGTCCATGTCCTTCCCGAAGTCGCGGTGCATGTAGCCCAGCTCGGATGTCTTGCGGTAGTTGGACATGAAACGGTGCGCCGTCCGCTCGATCACTTCCTTGGAGATGACGTCGCCCTGAGCATCGACTGTCTCTGGCTTCAGGACGATGGCCGTGACCTCCCGCCGCTCATCCACCATCTTGATGATGGGGCAATAGTAGCCCTTGGACAACACTTCGTCGGTCGCCGCATCATCGGCCTTGGTCACCGCTTCCTCAAATGAGATGGGCTTGAGGTCGTGATCCTTGAGCCACGTGCGAGCCTCCGCCGACGTGAACTTGTCCTTGTCGAAACGATACGCCTGTGTTTCCATCGGGCCATCCGCTGTGAGCTTGCCCATGATGATACGGATACCAGGCGCAATCTCCTTGGACCGGAACGTACTGGCGATGAAGTCGGCCGGGTCACGCATCCGCGCCGCGTGTTCGTTGGGGTACGGCTTTTGGACATCCTGCTCCTGGAACGCCTCGATGGCCTCCTGGACCTGCTTGCCGATGTGCTGGAGGATGAACACGGCCGCTTTGCGCGGCTGTTCCTTCATCGCCTCTTCACCCAGCAGTGACTTGATGCCACTCCCTTGAAGGATGGCCGGGGTCAGCTTCCCCTCCCCGATAGCCGCCGTGTCGATGGTTCCCTTCATCTTGTCTTCCATCTCGACCTCCCGCGCGTCAGGACGCCTCATGACTCTCCGCCGGTCACACCCGGTTCACCAGCAAACTCGCTGTCAGGAGCAAGGTCCACTGTACAGCGACACTTGAAGTGAAACGGTGGGAATCCCAAGCCAGCCTTGATGAACTTCCCGCCGGAACCCGAACCCCACTTGCCGCTCACTCCCGCCCTCGACATCATCTGGCCCAATTTGAGCCAAGGATGTAGCTCGTTGCGAATCTGATCGGGAGTTGCCCCAACCATCCCCTGGAAATGGTCGTATGCGTCACCGACCGGCATCGATGAACCCGCCGATTCCGCCGCCATGTAGGAACATTCGGCACATGTTCTCTCATCCAGAGGGTTCACGATGATGTAGCTGGACGCCCCAACTCCACGCATCGCGCTGAGCTGGCCTCCTACACGCCCCATCGTGGCAGCATTCGCGGCCACACCTCCAAAGTAGTCACGTGTCGAACCACTCCAGCCAACTGGGATGTTGGCGTAGGCTCCTGTGTGCGGGTTCATCGGGTCGTAGCCGTACTCACGTGCCAGCACATCTTCCAACTCATCGGCGGCACGCCCGGGGTCGGCTCCGGTGTTGATGATGGACTGGTCTGCGATGCGCCGAACGCTCTCAGACAGGTTGGCATCGTAGTTGTCGCCCACCCAGAAAGCAAGATCATCACTCAGTGCCTCTGCCGCTTGCTGGTCAGCCAATGTGAAGCTGGCACGCAACTTCGGGTCCGGCGTTGCCTTCAGGACGCTGAGCGGCACGAAGTCGTATCGCAAGGTGCCCTTGTACTTGCCCTGGAACTTCTTGTTCATGGCGGAGATGCCCAGCTTCATCGCATCCTCGACCGCCGCCTGGATGTGGGGCTTCATCTCGGCTTCCAGACTGTTGAACTCTCGTCGTGCCGCCTTCAGCGCCGCCTCGACCGCTGACGCCTTCACGGGATTGGATGAGCGACGGATCACAGCGGCTGCGGCCTTGGCTGCCAGTTTGGAACGCTTGTTCCAAGCATCCAGAAGCTGCTGCTTCAGCTGGTTCTCCAGCGTGATCATCTCCCGCCATTCGGGGAGTGTGGCCTTGAGGATGATGTTCTCGATGGCGTTGAGCCCGTCCAGGAGCTGAGCATCGCTCAGCTTGGCAAGGCTCGCAACAGGCTCACAGGACCTACACATCACTTCCTCCCGGCCGACCGCTTCGTCACCTCAGCATCGAACGACTCCCGCAGTTCCAGCAACTGGGAAAGCAGAGCATCGGGGTCCTCCATGCTCTTCAGCGCTGTGACCTGCGAGCCTACCGTCACCGGGGCAAGGTTCTTGGCCGCCTCCGCCAGCTGGAGCGTCAGCGGGATGTCGGGGTCGATCTTCCAGTTCGCTGCGAACTGCCGACCCATGATGTCCTCGATGATCTCCCTGGCGATGCGCGGTGTCATCCCACCTGTCTTCTCAGCCGCCACCAAGACCTTGATCAAGTCCTCATCATCGGTGACGTTGGGGCCCATCGACATGAAGCTGTGGTTCACGACTCCCAGCTTGGGGAACAGCTGGTTGTTGACCCAGAAGTCAAACTCCATCCGCTCCGGTGCGAACACCTGCTCATCGGCAAGCTTGCGGCTGGTCTCCGCCGTCGCCCGGTTGTAGGTTTCAGCCCGGCCCACGAAGATGGGCGGGAGCCGGAACGACTCGCGCACCTTGGATCGGTTGTTCTCCCCGAAGATCTGGAACAGCTGATCCTGGGTCTGGACGGAGGCCAACGGCTTGATGTCGATGCGCGGTGCTCCGCCCTCGCCCGCCTCCCCGGCATAGGGACTCTCTGCTTCCAGGATCAAAAACTTGCTGTAGTTGCGGGAACCCTGGATCTGGCTCTCCACGTATTCCTTGATCCTGTTGATGGAGGGGTCCGTCAGCATCCCGTTGGACACTGAAATGATCATCGAGGGTACGTTGTTGCACTTGAGGGTCGTGAAGTTGACGTTGTCCGCCTCCCGGTCACCGAACAGCGTGATGAGGTTGCCGATGTAGCGCGGGATGCCGTAGGGACTCCGGGGGCAGTAAATCTTGAAGTGAACCATCGGCGTGGCCAGCATGAACTTGTTGGTTGCCACTTGTTCCTTCGTCAGCACGTCGCCGGTCTTGGCATCGATGTCCCGGGGGTCATCCAGTTCCTTGAACCACACCGGCATGCCGATGATCTGCTGAACTGCGCTGTCACGCCCCAACCTGGCGAACTGGACATAGCGCCGGAACCGCTTGCTGTCCAGCACTGTCTCCACGGCAGCAATCCCATTTTCCTTGACCACGATGCGTTCCTGGTTGTACACCGTCCATTCCGCATCCTGGATGGCGAGGCGCATCTGGTAGCTGGGAACATGGGTCAGCTTGTCGATGTTCCCGCCCCGGTTCCGCACCACCTCAAAGTAGGCGTTGCCAGTACACTCCAAATCGCGCCGGAGCCGTCGCCGGAACCCGGTGAACGAGATGTCGCCACAGAAGTGCCTGAACAGGTTCGTCAGTCTGGTGTGTTCGGAACGCGCCGCCGCCCGTTCCGGCTCCGTCACACCTTCCACCACCAACCCTATCCGTGGCACGAATCTGTGACCGAACCCGTCGATGTTCAACTCCATGGAGGCGATGCACTGCTCCAAGATGGTGCTGTTCTCCGGCAGCATTGCCAGGATGAGAGGGTCGAACGGAGGCACGATCACCCGGCCGGTTGCGATGAGCGTGGACAGTTCCGGGTCCTCAATCTGGACGTTGGAACGGCCGGTGTCGGTGTTCGTGGGACCTTCCTTGAGTTGGATGGCGATGGCCTTGATGACGGTCATCCTGGGTCGCTCAGCAGCAGGAGCCATCGCCTTGTCGAGCGGCACGACCTCTGCCTTGACTGTGTGATTGCCGTTGTCCATCGTCATTCCTCCATCGGTGGCGGGATGTTGGAACACCCTGCCCAGTGATCCTTGACCTTGGTTCCGTCCTCCAGAACGCCATCACAGGCCTGACGGTATCGTGAGCGCACGTTGCGGAAGTAGTTGATGAACCCTGCGTCGTGTTCGCAGTCGCCCTGGTTGTAGGCAGCAACGCCGGATAGTGGGTGATCGTCGTCGATCAAGTGGCAGAGTGCAATGTGCTCATCGACCTCCTGAACGCCGATGGCGATGTTACAGTTTTGCTGCTCACACTGGTCGCGCCGCTCCCGGTAGACGGCGCTGAGCGTCCCGCACTGTCCAGCGTCCCGGCCAGACTCGCAGTTGGCAGGTAGTATCTGGAACAGGCCAATCTCCCGGGCACAGCAAGTATCAAATGTGATCCGGCCGTCGCGTTCCGAAACGATGTGCGCGTTGCGATACTGTGTCCGTGTCCCGCTGCTGTTCTGCCATCGCAACTTCACTTCGCAGAACGGGTCGCCGTCCCGTTCCGTCCGTTCAGTCACTCGGTCGGCATTCATGGTATGGATACAAGTGTTGCCGATGTTCCCGCCGCCGGTGTCCCCCAAACTGAACTCCTTTTCAGCGACCGCCAACATCATCAGACAGTCGGAGGCTCCGAAGTGTTCACAGGACCAAGCTAGATCATCTGCAAATGTCTTCAGATACGCTTGGCCAGAGTCCCGTATGGTCTCGCAGTAGGCCACACGGGAGGCCCCAACGTGTTCGCAAGCGTTGTCCTGCCAATGGCTGTGAAACAGAAGTCCCGCCGCGTACAACAACGCCGCAAGTGTCGGCTCCATCTTCCCTTCCTCCCTCCGCCCTCACAACACGCCCGGCTCTTCAGCCCGCCGCTTCCGCTCAAACCGCTTCCCCCTCAGGAAGCTCACAGCGATGTCCAGGGCATCAAACAGGTCCTTCCGGCCGTGCGGGAAGGACACCAAACAGTCTATCAGCCTATGGTGCGACGGCATGAAGTGAATCCGTCGCTGCTCGAACAACGGTGTCAGCTTCCAAGCCCTCGTCACCTTGTCCTTGGTCGTCACGACCGGCCTGATGACCCAGTCTGGGTGCTTCTCTTTCAGGTCGGTCGGCTGCGCCAACTGGTAAGCATTCGCCTCGATGGCTACTCCCTTCAGCCACTTCTGGTAACGCTTGTAGGCGTCCTCAATTGCTTCCTGCTGTTTGCTGAAGGTCAGCTTGCGCTCAAGGAAGTCCAAGACCCAAAGCTCATCGCGCGGGTCCTTGCCCAGGACCACATGCGCGTAGTTGTCGTGTTGTTCCTGCTGTCCGATTGCGAGGTCAACGCCGATGCCCACCGTGAGGCTGTCCATCATCGGGTAGGCGTCCGCTCGCACGATGTCACACTGGTCGTAGCTGAAGATCTCACCACGCATCGCTTCTGTGTCGCACTTGTACTGGGAGTTGAAGATGATGACGCCACCGTCCTCACGAAGCTCGTGGAGGTGCTTCGTTGAGAACCGCTCCGGCCAGATGGACTGGTCCCTTGCATCGAGCGCCGGGATCACCAGTGTTGCGTCCTTGTACTCGTGCGACTGGAAGTGGGCGTACAAGTCCTCATAGTGGTACCTGGTTCCCAGCACGTGGATCTCACCCTTGTGGTCCACCAACGGGTCCGGCGGATCAATACACGGCTTGAACACCTTGTAGTACCACGTCTTGATGCTTTGGCGCTGGTGCTCGGTCCTGCTGTTTTCCTCGTCCAGCAGGTCGTCACAGATGCCCACATCATAGTGCTTGGAGGCAACGGCCGTTCCGACTCCGACCGTCATGATGGTCGGTTCCTTGCTCCACTTGGTTCGCGGCCGGACCTCGATGGACCGCTCATCCCACTGCCGTTCGCCTACGAAGTTGCCGAAGATGTCGATCAGTTCCTCGTTGTTCTGGAAGTGCCCCTTGATCTCGCTCAGCATGTCGGCCGCATTCTCTGCGACCTTGGAACCTAGGATGATGCGGATGTTGGCGTTTTTCAGAATCATGTGGATACTCTTGGCGATGGTACCCACAGTGGTCTTGCCCGCCGACCGGAACGCCAGGATCATCGACATCGGATTGCGCATCTGATGTTGGATGATCGGGAAGTGGATCTTGGGATGGATGATGTACCCCAAGACAAGCTCTGCGAGGATGTCAAGCCTGTTCCGTTCCACCACAGCCCGGCGCACCCATTCCTTGTACGCTTCCCGGCTGTGGTGGAACAGATTGATCAGGCCGTCGCGGGTCTTGGCTGTCGTGACCGCCGTTGCGGCTGAGATCCTGTCTTCGACAACGGCAGATGAGGCGGACATCTGGTCCTAGTCGCTGCGCAGGTCCAGCCAGAACCCGGCAACCTCGATGTTGACCTTGCGTCCCGCCGCGTTGGCAGACACAGCCAGCATGAACCGCCGACCGTAGCTGTTGAACACAACGGACACGCCAGTTCCACCGACCACAGTCCACGTCACGGGGGTAGAATCGGGCACGAACTTGCCCAGCAGCTTCGACCACCAGTACAGAGCGAGGGTGGCGTTGCCGCCCGCCTCGACTCCGATGTTGGCCACCACCGTGTCGTACTCTGCCGCGTTGACGCCGTCGTCGGGGTCCGTGAAGGGTCCGGCTCCGTCCACCTTGGTGTAGTCTTCACGGTATGGCCGGAAGTCCGGCGAGGTTCCGATGTTGGAGTGCTTTCCCTCTGCGGGCATCTGTTCCTCCTGTCTGCGGTCCCTGGCCTGGGCGGAGGCCAGGGACCTTCAGTTCAGCCGTCCGCTGCTACTCGTAGCACTCGAAACGGACCAGCTCACCGGCCACGTTCATGTCCGCGTCCGTCCCCAGCCGGAACCCGTCGCTCAGCGGCGTGATGCCGCCGGAGCTGATGGCCGCGCCGGTGCCGGCGGCCACGCGCTTGAAGCCCGCGCCGTCCGCCATGTTCTCGTGCCACTCCAGCTGGTCGCCGGAGGTCATGTTGAACAGCTTCACCCGGCTGGGACGGTAGCCCACCTTGGTGATGTCCAGCTGCGCGCCGGTTCCCGTGAACGCTCCGTGAAAGACCTTCCAACCACTGCCCATCGTCCTGACTCCCTTCCTGCCCCTTCAGGGCATCCTGGTGATGCGAGCGCCGCGCTTGACGGTCACGTCCGGTCGCATTCAGCTTCCGCCCTCGCCTCCAACCTCGCGTTCCCTGTGGTCTCTCAACCACTGGACGCAGCGCCTGGGACGGTCCCAGTACCCGCCCCGTTGACGTCTGAGATTCTAGTCTGTTTCAGCGTTCAAGGGAAGATCAGGCAAATCCGGTGGAGGCTGCGTTGGTTTCTTTCGCACTATCACTCGCCTGGTTGCGGCCGCGTGTCCGCCGGACGCCTTGCTCATCCCGCCCTTCGACCGTGAGAGGGCAGCAGCCTTCTGCGCCGGAGTCGGGGCCAGTTGGATTGGCTCGTGGGTACGCATTGGAGGCTTTGCTTCCAACATCGGGATCTCGCCGTAGCGCGACATCACAGACTGGACAGCCTCCAACTGGACCGCAATCTTGGCTCTCAGTTCGCTGTCGTTCAACTCGCTGACAGCGACTCCAGCGATGACCAGATGGCGCTCCGCCGCCTTGTGGATGAGACCTAGCTCCTGCCCGGTCTTGAGGATGCGGTCGATGATCTCGGACTTGGCCCGCGCCGCTCCCACTACCGCCTGAGGTTGGTTCCCATTTGTCCACTTGTGGATCAGCCGGTCCAGGTCCTTGATGACGCCTTCCTGCCGCAAGCAGTAGTCTGTGAACATCTGCTCTGGCGGTTTGTCAATCCTGGACAGCCGGTCCTCTGCGTACAGCTTGGCCATCAGGTCGTTGAAGTCGGCCTCCGTCAACTCCATGTCTTCCATCAGGCGCTGAGGGGTGACTCCGGCCGCCAGCTGAGCACGGATGGCCGCTACCAGGAACCGGGTGCCGGTACGGGGTGGGCTCACAGGCTGCCAGCCGCCTTCACTGCCACGGTGTCGTAGCGCCAGCGCTTGGCGATGCGATAGAAGGCATTGCCCTGCGGGTTGATACCAGGAGGCTGACGCCACATCAAGCCCTTGGCTCCGCCAAACGCAGTGCGACAGGCAAAGCCCACCTGGTCCGGGGTCAGGTTGCGCTGCCGGACGCCCAGGTGCTTGGCGTAGTAGAAGCAGGGGCTGTAGAAGTGAACCAGCCCCATCAGTTCCTCGTTGGGCGTCACCATCAACACCGGGCAAAGGATGTTGCGGACCAGCTGGACAAGTCCTGCCGGGAAGCTCTGGAGCGTCATCTTGACGATGGCCTCCCGCCGTAGCTCCCGCTCATCCACGTGCTTCGGGTCCTTGTCCTTGCTCCCGCCGTTGAGGAACTTCGGGTTGATGGGCTGGCTGTAGGCTCGGATGAACTGTGTGAAGCTCTTGTACAGCGGGAACAGCATCGCGTAGCGGTTGATCATGGTCCACAGGACGGCCGCGCCTTCCCCGTCCAAGTGGCAGTCGCCGCCTGCCTCCCCGTACAGCATCCGTGCCGTCCACTCGATGTCCGCCTTGTCGAGCTGGGTGAGGGACGTTCCCTTCAGGCAGATGACGCCCGGCTTCGGATCAGCGCTTCCCGCCATGCTTCACGCTCCTGTCCTGTTCCCGCTGCTCCCGCTTGTCATCACGGCGCAGCTGCTTCTTGAGTCCCGCGATCTCCGATTCCATCGTCTGGAACCGATCCACGTTCTTGTCCTGCTGTTCCTTGGCCTGCTGACGGCTGGGCAGCGCGTCCAGTTCCCGCTTCCACTTGGCGATCTGCTCGCCCGCCGTGTTGAGACAGGTGTTGATCTTGGTGTCGAGCCGCTTGATCTCGTCCACCTGCTTCTTGAGCCGCCCCTCCCACTCCCGCTCCTTGTCCTTGGTGTAGGAGTCGAGCACGCCCTTCAGCTTCGCCGCCTCCGCCGGGAGGGTCTTGCGGATGGCCTCCAAGGCTTCCTCAACCTTGTCGAAGCCTTCCTCCACATCTTCCACCTTGGCGAAGTCCGGCCGCTGCTCCGGCTGGGCTTCCGCTTCGGGGTTGATGAGAGGCTTTGTGGCCACTTCATCACGGACATGGCGCATCATCTCCAGCTGTTCTTCGGCCATGTCGCCTACGAACGGTGGATGGTGCTCCACGTGTTCCGCCGTCTGCTGGAACGCCTCCGCCATCTCCGGCGTCAAGGCCAACTGACCTTCTGCGACCTCCGGCTGCTGGGTCCCGTCGTTCATCTCACCCTCCATCATCTTGGCCACGGTGTTGTTGGCTGTTCCTCGCCATTGACCCCGTGGTAGCAGAACCTTTCGCGCTCCGAACCATAGCAGTCATCGCTGCGGCAGCACACCAACAGCTTGACCTCGACCTCGTCACATAGCTCCCAGGTGTAATGAGGCCGAACAGCTGGGAACAGTTTGGCCTGATAGCCAAGACGGCACGGGATCGGCCCGATGCTAGGTGACGGAATGTCCTGCCCTGGGCCCAAAACACGGTATCCCTGCGCCACAATCCACCCTTCGTGGGCGGGAGTACACCCCAGCAGGGGAATGACCACTAGCATCCACTTCCACATCAAGCGTTTCACGTACCTGACGCGCCTCAGCAAGTCGGATTCTGGATGGGACGGACGATTGGGGGCAGGGTGGAGAGTGTCGTGGAGTTGAGACAGGCCGGAACCAGCCATTCTGGAGTCGGTCTGCCGCGTTTTGGCTCGCTCTCTCATCGCCCGTCCCTCCCAGAACCCGACCTCATCGCCGGAGTCTAGCCGTTGCTACCAACACTGGGCCGGACGGATGCGCAGTGTGGACAACGCTCCGGCCGAACTGGCTTGCCGCATTGCTTCTGGACCGAAACCTTGCCCCCACACCTCATACACTGGTACAAGTCATGGCCGTCGCCGCCTCCGACCCAAACCAAACGCCCCTTCTTGGCCATCCTCTCACGCCTCCTGGCTGGGATACAGCCGAAACGCTACGCGCCTCATGCCTTTCGCTGACTCGTTCATCCAGATGGACAGTCGGAACCGGCCCGGCAGCAGGTCGGCCAGCACCGCGATGGCGTCGAACCACACAGCGATGAACCGAATCGCCACTGAAACCAGTCGCTTGAACGGATTCACTACAACGTTCCAGCGCGTCTCAGGCTTCACGACGGCTTCCCACCCAGATAGCGCTGTTGGACGATGCCAACGAGGGTCTTGATGTCATGAACGTCGTCCACCGGGAACACCCCCTGGAACGAATCGTGGAAGTACAACATCGCTCCGACCCTGGGTTCATCGTTCCCGCGTCCGATGAACGGCAAGACAGCGCGGATGGGACCGTGTTCGCGCACCGCCGCGTCCAGGGAAGCGTACAGTGGCGAGGGTTCGATGTCCGGGGTCTGTTCCATCGCCCGGGATTCTAGCCGATGATCCTGGTTCTGGGGTAGCCCCATCACTTCTTGCTCGCTGGTTTGCCAGTTGGTGGAGCCGGGGGCAGCGCTTTCCGCTTCAACCCATGCTTCAGCTTGTCGTACCAGTACACCGCCTCACGCGGAGGCATCGGCCCGTACTGCTTCTCAACACCCGTATCCAACCAGGTCACAACAACAAACCATTCCAGCCCTTCCCGCGCGATGACCCGGATGTACTTGCGACGCTTCACGGTTCCAGCCCTTGGCAGGAATGAAGATGGATGCGCAGCCGGTCTGCGATGCCCAAGGTCCCGTTCCCATCATAGGTGTACCGGAGCGCCGTGGACGCCACGGTCAAAACCGTACAGTGACACAGCTTACAGCGAAACAGGATGACATCATGGTACGGGTCCGGCTCGATGTTGAACAAGCCCAGCAGGTAGTTGGGAAGGTCATTGCGGAGCGGCCCAAGGCATTCGGGTAGCTCACGCCCTTCCGCGTCGTGGAGCCTGTATCCAATCATTCGTCACTCTGCTGGTCTGTCCGCTGGCCCGCTTCCGGCTCGCACCCTCCATCGTCCCAGACGATGGCAAGGAACACCAATGTCGCAACCAGGACCACGAAGCAGACGGCTGAGCGGTAGGCGACGGTCACAGCTTCGGCTCCGCCACGTCAACCACCACATACCGCACACGCTTGTCGCCCCAGAGTTTGGACACCCACTTCTGCGCTGCTCGCCGGGTGAAGTGCAACTTGTCGGTCAGGACCCACGGCCCGCTCGACACCATCTCGGGCAGGTACACGAACACCAACCAGATGCGACGCTTCACTGCTTCCCTCCAAACATCGCGTACAGCTTCCGCGCCTCCGACTCCGCCGCCTGCTTCGCCTCGACCTCCGTATCACATCGCACGGGGTCGCAGAGCCGGTGGTTGGTCAGTCGGGGTCCGTCGAACACGCACCCGTACCAGTACGGCATGATGCGCCAGATGCGGAGGTGGAAGATGGTCCGGCCGTCCGGTGCCGTCAACAGCGCCTTCCGGGTGCCGTTCCCGTTCTTGGGCTGCCAGTCGTCGCAGATCCAGCCCATCACTTCACATCCAGAAGCTTGGCGAACACATGCTGATCCATCCCTCCTATGGAGATTCCCCAGTTGTTCGCCTCGCGCACCGCTTTCTGGTGCACGTCATAGGCGTTCTGGAACTGGATGATGAGCTGCTTGATGGCCATGGAGTAGGCCACCTTGAGCACCATGTCGTTCGTGGTGGCCATCAACTCGTTGAATTTGGCCCACTGACTCTGGACGTAGGCGAGGTGGGCTTGCTGAACCACCACACCCCGCATAGCAGTCAGGTAGCGCATCGCCCTCACAGGGTCGATGTGATTGGACAGCGCGATGCGCAGCATTTTCATCACTGCTTCGTCCCACGGCACGCTGTAGGAACATCCGCGCGTTTTGCCAGCCTCCATCTTCAGTGTGCTCAGTTCCGCCAGCCGGTCCTCCACGACAGTGTGAAGGCGATCAACTGCTTCCTCCCGGGTCCGGCCGGACGGTCCCACCAAACGCTCACGGTTGGGCAACACGATGTATGCCTCCCACTTGGAGTTGTCGGGAGCCGGTTCCACCGCGCAGTTCATCAACGGCATGTTCTTGGTCTTCATGTTCCGCCTCGCCCGCTGTAGCTCGCTGATCACCCAGAAGTCGCAATCTGACGTAGGGTGTTTCAGCAGACACCCGCCCTTGTTGATGGGTGAGCGAGCGCAATCACGGCATCGCTTGGACTTCATCTTCGACCTCCTGCACCGGAGTCTAGTGTTCCGGCTCGCCGTCTGGCCGTTCCTCACCCGATGTGCCGATGGTGACCGGTGCCGGTAGCTTGTGTCCCTGGATGATTGCTAGGCCGATAGCTCCCGCAATCTTGGCCGCATTCTCGCCGGTCCACTCGTACACCACACCATCTTCCCGTTCGACCCGAACCTTGACAGTGCGCGGTGGAGCCGTACCCAGGATCAAGTCCGCCAGCAGGATGTTCAGGAGCCGGTGAGGATCAAGGGGCATCGTCCGCTCCAGGCGGGATGCAAGCCATGTCCACGATCTCCAACGCAAAACAGGACTGGCTATCAGGCATCGGCTCGTGGCAGTAGACATACCAGGTTTCCTGCGCCCTGGTGCTACAGTTGTCGCCGTCCGCTGCGTACACGGCATCCCGCTCGATCACCACGGTGTAAGACTGTGCTGGGCGTGTCCATGATGGGTCCGTCGCCACAGCGCCGTCGCCGTTGTGCTGGACGGCAACGATTCGCCTCCCGCTCTCAGCAGGGTCGCTTCCCGCCACCTCAACCATCATCGCATGAGACTCCATCAGAACATAGAGTCCAGCCAGCGCCCGCTCGTGCTGGAGGCTTCCGGGCAAGCCTCCCGTCGCCAACATCGCAACCAACGATAACAACCATTCCATCGCTTCACCTCACCACAACAGTTCAGGGTACGATTGAGTGAACGACTCGCCAACACACCAGCAGAACGCCGGAGCCGCTCCCTTTGCTGGGATGTAGATCGGGGTGTGTCCTCCCCAGTTGGGGCGTGTTTCGCAGAGCACGCTGCCGGAAGTCTCGCACCGTAGTTTCCACTGCTCCGCCTCCATCCGTCCGTGGGCCATACAGGAGTCCACGCACTGTGCCTGCGTCGCAGAGGTGCTGGGCGCGCAACTCCCCGCCATCTCCCTAGACGCGCTCCAATGCCCCAGGGAGTGCCCGATGGTGGCGCCAACGACCAAGATGAACAGGAGCGCCAGCAACCCAGCGATCACGTTCTTGGTACGGTCTGTCATTGCCCACCTCAACCGTGCGGCGCGTCCGGCGCAACAACCCGCCAGAGCAGATCCATCGCCGCCTTCTGCTGTGCGAAGTTGTTCTGTGCCGCACCAAGGCGAAGCTTGTTGCCGGGCCAGCGCCTCGCCTCCCGAAGCTCCCGGCCCACCGCCTTCATCGCCTCCGTCATCTCGGACAGCAGCGCCTCCTGCTGGGCGACGGTCAGATGCTCGACCGTGGGGCGAAGCTCCGTGGCGCGGTTCGCCCGCGACAAGTCCCAGACCACGAGATCAGACGGCTGGATCAGGTCGCTCAGCCGGTTCATGCGCACCAGGTTGCCGATGGCGTCCTTGGGAAACAGCGCCGTGCTGATGGTGGCCAAGAAACGCCATGCCAGGTGTCGGGTGGTGATCAGGGTCTGGAGCAGTTCCGCCGGCAGGATCTCGGGAGCCTCGACCAGCGCGATGGGAGCGATGTACGGAGCCGTCCGGGTCGCCTCCTGCTCGTCATCCTCGGTGTTCGGTGCCGTGAACAGGTGAAGTGTCTGGGTCATACCCCACGCTCCCTCGCAAAGTTGGTGAACGCCATTACCATCGAAGCCTTCAGGACCTCGTGGAACGCAGGCAGGATGATCGCGGATTCCTGCGCGTGGGAGTAGGCCAAGGCCAGGAACAGCGCGACCACCGCCGTTTCATCCGATTGTCTGATGGTCTCTGCGATACGTGCGGCTGCCCCCTTCGGAGTCTCCCTCACGATGAGCAGCAGGATGCGTCGCGCGATGTCGGCCAGGCTCGACCTGAGCTGATAGTCCGACATGATGTAGTCAGTCAGCACCAGCTTGTATGTCTGGATCTCCCGCTTGGCGCGGATGCCAGTGGCGCCCACGGCGAGCCACTTGGCCCAAGGCGCAGAAGGGATCACGCCAGCATCCCCGGCAAGCGCCAAGAGGTGCGAGATCACCACGATGGGGTCGTTCTTTGACTTGTATCGGCTCATCGTCGCCTCCTGCCTCTGGCCGGAGTCTAGGGCATAGCGCCAAGGAACACTGTAGGAAACAAAACGGCCCTGGCTCCGTGTGGGGTGCCAGGGCCGATTCCCTTTGCCTGGGAGCTAGCTGACCGTGCGCCATCTGCACGCGCCAACCCCTGGGCCGTGGATACGGCGCATCTGGGCGGCCCAGGCCCAGAGCGGAGTGACTCAACATGGCGCTCCCTCCGGCCCACACGCCGAAGCATCAGGACGGCCGCCAGTAGCAGCATTACCAGGAGGGCAATCTGTAGCAGGACGGCCATCGCGCCGGGAGACTAGAGCAGGCTACCAGGGCTCACCCAGGAAGCAGAACGACCGGAACGCCAGCGGGCCGTAGGTCACAAGCGGCCGGGCTGGAGGATGCGGAGCAGTTGAGCCGCACTCGGCCAGATAGCCAGGGACCACGGCCATCGCAAAGGTCGTGATGGCAGAGCAAGCAGCGGTTGTCGTGTGGACGGCCACGTGTCCATCGATGCGGAACTCGGACCAGCCCGCTCCGGTCGCCGGGTCGCACACCTGTTCCTCTTGGACCTCGATGGGATTGGACGGTGCCCACGATGCGGTGCGGTCCAGCGAGACAAAACGGGAGGTGGTTGGGCTGTACTCCACGATGAAGTCGCCCAACCCGGAGTGCCAGACGTGACGGAGACAGGATGACGAGGGCAGGGGAGACACGCCCGGTAACACCAGAGTGTACGTCGCAAGGACGCGCCGCCAGGAGCCGCCATCCACGTAGAACAGGGCAACACGGTCGGTGACCGTCACCCAGTTCACGTTGCGTTGCGGGTCGGTGGTTCCTACCCACAGGAAGTCGGCCGGGGTGAACGGTGCGATGGACGTTCCAGACGTGTCCCAGTCGGAGCAGATTGTTGTGGGGGCAGGCGTGTCGGGCAATGCGTCTGCTTCAGGCGGCACATCTGCTTCCGGTAGCTCGTCAAGAGCATCGGGAACATCGGGAACATCAGGTAGGTCGGCCTCCGCTTCAACCTCTACATCTGGCTCCGTGTCGAGGATGTCCGTGAGGTCTGGGGGCGCGTCCGGCTCGATGTCGGCATCGGGTCCGGCATCGTCGGGGTCTGCGTCTGGAGGGGATGTTTCATCCAGCGGGACATCCGCGTCTGCAAGGATGTCCGTGGTCTCGACATCTGGGAGGATGTCGGGTTGGGCTTCATCCGGCGGGGCATCGGCCGTGTAGTCAGGCTCCGTCGCATCCGGTTCCGGTTCCGGTTCCGCATCCGCCTCCGACTCGATGGTGTCGGCGTCTGCGGGGGTATCGTCGGAGGCATCAGAGGCATCCGGCGACAGGTCGATGAACGTGTTGGAACAGCCGCCAGTGAGGGCGAATGTGAGGACTGCGATGATGGCTGCGGTGCGATTCATGGATGTTTCCTTCCTTGGCGTTCTATGCGGTCAATCTCAACCGCGAGATAGGCCCACGTGCCGTCTGCTGGGGGCGGGGCAAAGTCGCGTTCTTGTTCAAGGTAGAGGGTTGCTGCCGCAAGGGGAACCCAGGTGGATTCGCGCTGAGACCAGTACAGAGTCGGAGATGCCTTGTATCGTACAACGAGCAACTGGTCTATCTTGAGGCGTGTCGGCATCTCGACCTCCTGTCGGGAAGCCTAGATGGTGGACGGGGTTGGGGGAATATTGGTGCGTTGGCTATTGGTGGTTTTGGAGGGGGAGTGTGCGCGGGGGTTGCTGGCCAGACGAAGGTTTTGCGCCACCACACCCCACCGGGAGATGTGCCACTGGGGGCCAACTGGACGCATTGAATGCGCAACATCTGCCGGCCCTCCCCCTGAGGCCCACCGCCCCTTTGCTCGACCTCGACAACGGCTTGGTACATCGTCAGGCTCCGCCCCTCCCCTGGGGCCTCCCCACCCCCGCC